GGTGTCTGGGGAAAGATTCGTGCTTATATTAGCTACGTTACCAAACATCCCGCCGCTTCGTGTTGGTGTTGTGGTTGAAAGTGCGTTGGGGTTAGCCGCCAAAAACTCTTTAACTGCTGGTGCTACGCTAGACAATAATCCATTACCGTTGTTTGCGGCTGGTGCTGGAGCAGGGCTTAAATACTGACTGACATCCACACCAAATTTTGCTTGAGCGCCTTGGAGAATCTGGTCATTGTTAAACCCTTGCTGGCGAGACGCCGCAATTGCATCTTGGATTTGCTGGGTTGTAAATGCGGGAGCCGCAGTGGTGGCAGGGGCAACGGGGATAACAGGAGCCATAGCAGCGGCCTTGGCAGCAGCTTGATCGTTTATCGCAGGTTGGAAAGTGGTGTCTTGAACCAAATCCCCACGCGCATACCGAGCCATGCCGCCGTTAGCCATACCCATTAAGCCGCCATTTGCTGCGGTGCCGGGGGCTTCGTAAGTGCCCGCAGGTGTGTAACTTTGGCCATAGGGATCGTAGGAATACCGACGTACTTTGCCCGGAACTTGGTTCATACCCGGCATTTGAGTAGTTTCACCTATGTCAGCTAGTACAGGCAGCGCAGCAGCAGCCATTGGTTTCCAGTTTGCAAGAGCAAAATCTTTCATCGCCTTACCGCTACTTGTTGCGGTATCAAATCCTTTGCTCAGTAAATCAGCATTGGATGGGTTTGCGGTGTAAGCGGTGGCAGCAGAGGAAGGCAAGAAAGCGCCCTGCGTTGCTTCAGCCGCTGGTAGGTACGCCCCATGTGCAGAAGCCGCCGCTTGCTCCGCTGCAAACTGTCCAGCGCTAAGTTGTCCAGCAGCAAGTTGTTCTGCGGCTACGCCACTTGCTCCAGCTCCCATAAACCCAGCAGTTATACCAGCGCCACCATAAGCGCCCAGACCGGCAGAAATACCTTTTCCAATATCGCCAGTGCGCGCAGTTTCAACGCCGCCGACCATAGCAGCGGCAGTCATAGGGTCAATCGTACCGCCCGAAAAATAACTGATACCCGCGCCAATAATTGCAGGAAGTAATTTGTCCAAAAACCCAGCTTCGGGTAGTCCCGTTTCGGGATTAACAGTCAGTGACCCGCCATGAGCCTGTGCCAAAGCCTGAAGCCCGCGCACTTCGCTAGGGGCCATGTGGATAAGCATAGTATCTGGGCCTCGGCCCTTTTCAGCCATGTGGTTGGCCAGTGCGTGTAGGCTCATATTTGCCTCTCAAAATGGGGGTTGGTCGATATTATCATGTTGCCAGCGCTGAGACAAACGTCATTGTGGCTACGACGGATTGCGTAGATGGTTTGGTTGGGGTGCCGGATGCAGCGTAGTACTCGATAGTTACGGTAGCAATTGTGGGCGACCAGTAAATCTCAACGTAGTCATTTGCTGCCATAGACAGAAAATAGTTCCAGCCTTTAATGTCATGAGTCGGAACACCCGCGCTTTTACGGGCAGGCATTCCTACTTTTCCGGTAGAGCCAACAATGTCTGTGCCGTTTTGCTTTAACCAGATAAAAAGGTCTTGCGGAGCGTTATCCAGATTTTGAACCTGCACGCTGAACTGCAAGTTGTATATACCGGCTTTGGCTACCGTGATTTTGGAGCTTGCAATACTTACACCATTAGAAAAATCCGTGGTGTTTAACGTCAGCAGGGCGGCGGTATTGGCAGTCGTAGACTGGGATTGATCGCTGGAAAATGCCCCATAAGGGAACCTGACCCCTGAGCCATCAATCTTAAAAGTTCCATCCGTCGCTGTTTTCATCTGCCCCAGTATGTTGTCCAATTGGTTGAAGTACAGCCGCAAGACGTTGTTAAGCTGGTTTATGTAGTTAACATCATACTCAGGCGTAGCCGCAGGTAATCGTGGGGCAACTGCCTGATTGAGGACGTACTCCGAAGTTACTATATAGGTCATGCGCTACCCCGACGACCGTCAGGACGGATATCAATACGGGGGCTGCCAAGCTGCCACTGGGTGCCAATCTGGTTGGACGTAATACGCATAGCCATCTGCCGTCCACGGATACGGATGTAAATCTGCCCGTTGTAGGTGTCCAAGTCAATTGGGTATGTCTGCGTAGCTGTAACTGCCTGAGATGCGTCTGTGCTTGTACCGCCGACTGATTTGGGATCGTTGTACCCTGAGCCAGAGTTTTGTAACGGCAGAAGCTGCATGGTCAGCGCAGGGGTTGTTCCTGCCGTGGAGCCACGGAACGTTAAGTCAGGCAGCATCCTCCAGACAAAGGCAAAGTTATTGCCGTCACCAATATCAAACTGGGCGCTGGTGATTGTGGCGGTAATTGCTGCTGGGGTTCCGTTGGTGTTGTCATCCACGCCAGACTCGTGATTTACAAGGTTATAGGAGTAGGTTGCCGCCACAGGGTTATTACGCAGGCCGGTATCAATCCATGCCGTGCGGCCCATAGTGCCGTAGTACCAAGCGTTTTCAACGTAGTTGTAGATGACGTACTTGTCGATCACATTACTTTCTGCCGAACAGTAGAACCACCAAGCCTCGTTAAATCCCTCGTTGGTACTACCAAACACTTGTACCGACTGGGTGAGGTTGATATCCCCGTAAACATACTGGCGCAGATCGCAGTTAAGCGTTTGCACGCGACCGTCGTATTTGTAGAACTTGTCCACTCCCATCCAGTAAGTTACACCGGAAGCAATAACAGGGGCGTTCTGGCTAATAAGGGACACGTTGTCCGCAAGAAGCTGGTTGCCCCAAACATACGGCGGGCCAAGGTATTGCAGAGAGTAAAGCGTGGAGTCTGTCCACACCAAAATCTCTTGTCGGCTTTGCAAAACAGCTACGATTTTAGAGCCGTGGGATAGCCGGACGCTGCCTGCTTGGTTGGTAATTGCCGGATACCAAGTTGTCAAAGACTCCTGATCCGACCACCGAATAAGCATGGGGTCAAGCACCGTGCTGCCGTAATCATTGGTTCCAAACACCAACACAAACCGGCTTGCATCAGATACTGTAAATACATTTTGGTACAGAGGAACGTAAGCGTCAGCACCGGGCAGAGTAGAAACCAAAACACCGCGAGGGGAAATACTTTGTACGCCAGACTGCGTACCGGTTGTATTAATCAAAGCGCCAGTAGGCGTAGCCGACAGATTAAATGATGTGCTACTGACATACCGAACGTAATATGTTGTTCCGGGCAGTAAGCCCGTTGGCAAAGCTCCAGTGGTAGCCAGTGTAATGGGAGTGAGATCAACAAGCCCTAAATTGCATGAAACCACACAAGGTGTGGCAATTGTCATTGTTACTGTTGAGTTTGAGTACCCAATATTGGCATCCCAATAATACAAAGGCCCGCCACCTACGCCATACAAAAGGTTTTGCCCAAAGTTATTTTGGTTCCAAATACGGATGGGTTCTACTGCGGTAGGAGTAACGGTTCCAAGCCCCCAGTACCCTCCACCCCAAGCGCCAGCGCCCCACCCAACAGACGGTACATAAGTAGCACCGCCCGGGTTAATCTGGTACACGGCGTAGACAGTGCCACCACCTGTTGTGGAGGAAGATGCAGTTCCCGAAACACGGATTGTGTAAGTAGAACCAGTTAAAAGAGTGAGCGCATATTCCCCAAGTACTGTGACCCCGCCAACCGCAGTGCCACCATAAAAGGTTACATAAGCCCCATCAGTAAATCCATCTGCACCATCTGTTACAGTTACTGTTGTATAGCCACCGGAGTTGGTAGCCGTATCAGTGGCAAATGGATTGGTCAGCGTATGTTCTGCGCGGATTGGGGTAATGTCGTAATAAGCCCCGCCATTTTCAATATAGAATTTGGACGTAGTTCCAACACCCATTAGGTTTTGCCCTGCCAGCGTTACCCAATTCCAAAGGGAACGGCAAATGCCAATAAATGTATTGCCAGAAATACGCGCCCAGCCGCCAATTTTCTCAGGCGTACCTTGGCGAAACCGAATCTTGTCGGACTCATACCAGCCGTTCTCGTTGGTGTACCGAGTGTTTTCCCGGTTAACCCCCGGCTTGAGGACAAGTTTTTGTAACGGCATTACACGTTTCTTTCAAAATGCGGGCAATCAACCAACGATTTGAAATTGCCGCCCCAACGGTTTTTTGGGTGCAGGCTTTCCCAATACACGCCTAGCGGGGCCAAAATCCCCTTGTCCCATATTATCTTCCCATCCTTGAAGAAATTCAAGTCAATGGCGCAGCGCTTCAGGTGGATGGAGTCCATCGTTTTAGACCGCCCGGTCTTGAAGTAAATGGCTTGTTGCTCCGGCGTGCGGGCCAGTTCCCCTCCGGTGACCACGAAGCCCTGCTCCGTGGCGTACTGAATTAGTTTGCACATATCCAGTAAAAATGCCGCTTGTTCTTGCGATAGGCTCATTTTCCACCCCTTATGTCTGCCAGTTTCTCAATGGTTCTGCCACCAAAATAAGCGCCCATGATGAGCATACCCCAGTTTCCAAGCAGGGTGACGTAGCTTTGATTGGCGTTTAAACCAAACGCTGACATCATGGCAAACAAAAAATAACCCGTAAAAATGGCTACAAGGCTTAAAGGTCGGATGTTTTTAGACAGCCAAGAATCAGACCCCATGTCTGCTTTCCAGCGATCAGATACGTTGTTGTCCTCGTTTTGAACTGCTTGAGCAAAAACTTTTAGCGTATCCAGTTCCATTTGGGCTTTTTGGATGCCCAGTTCAATCAGGCGCTCTTCGTGGTCATACTGAAGCTGGCGCAGTTTGGCAACGTCTTCGGGGGTAGGAGAGTCCGGGATTTTGATGCCAAAGGTGTTCTCAACAACTTCTTTGCCCTTGGCTTGGAGGGCAGAGGACAGGAGGCCAAGACCGTTTTCGGCAAGTGTCCCAAGCAAAGATGCGACTATGGGGATCATCAGTGTTTCTCCAGCAAAATTGTTAACCACCAAAAGACAAAACCAAGTACCAAAATAGCTATTGCACCGCCAAGGAGCCAGTTAATAAACTCGTCCATCTCCTTTTTCTTAGCCGCAGCGTGCTGCTCTGCCAAGATTTCTTCTTTCTTGCGCTGCTGTATCAAGTTATTTCTTGTAATCAACAACTGTTGCCAAACATCTGCATGACCATTAAGCACCAACCACTGGTTTAACTCCTTCTCAGCGTCATCCAGCCGCTTGGCTTGCATGACTATCTCAAACGCCTGCGCCGTGTCCGACCCTGCAAACCCTGTCTTTGGCTTGGACGCTGCCCTCTGGACAACATCCTTGGCCTCAAAAAATTTCATTGCCTCGCCAGTGATGGCGTGGATATCCTTGCCTAACTTAATCGCGGCTTGGACGCCTTTTACCGCCGCTTGGGCTGTGGCGAAAGCGGTGATCGGGTCGATCACAAATCACCTGTTAGGGCGCGTCAGGCCAAGTAATGTCCCAAGGGAAACTTGACTGTGCTGATATATCACGCAGTGCTTGGCGGTAGGTTGCCCATGCCGTTTTGTCTGCCGTACTGTCTGCCAACTGCGTCCAATCGCTGTCAGAAAGTTTGGTATTACGCTGCTCACGCATGGCTTTTGCTTGTTCTGCATCTTTGGCGGCAATAGCGTCTGCGTCCATATCTGCAACGCTGTATTTGGTATGCCAAGCGCCGCCAATTTTCTCAACGCCATCACGGTAGGCCACTTGGTAGCGCGTGGGGCTGGCTTGCGGGCCTTCCAGCACCACATCCACGCTTAAAGCCTCTGCCACCTCTTGGGTCAGTGTGTCGTAAGACGGGCCATTGTTGGCTTGCAGGTAGGAGCGGAACTCGCTCTCAAACATCACTGCGCCGGTTTCTCTGATTCGGATTTCCATGATGTGTCCTTATGCTATTGCCATGTAAATGTAAGTTGCGGCATTTGTATTAATTGCAGCCAAAATCGTAGCGTCAAGCGCAAAACCAGTTGTTACGGTTGTTACAGAGCCAAGTGTTGCAGCATCACCCGCCGTGCTATCAAAAAACAAATAAGGGTCTGTCAATGTTGTCATTCCACGGGCTGTATCGTAAAAATACCACCCGCCAGTTGAATTGGTTTGCTTAATCATTACAAACCTAGAGCCGCTAGTAAATCCACAATTAATAGTTTGCGTTGTTCCATTTCCTGTATAAGTACCGACAGAAGAAACACCTGGACAAGAGGCAAACAAATAGGCAATGTAAGTAGAGGCTCCTGCATTGCATTCAGTATTTGTTCCAAGACTAAAAACACTTGAAGTTGGATTCGTTGAATTCCATGCAGTTGAATCTGCCGCGCTTGCGTCTGTTAAATTAAAATATAATTTATTTGAGTAACCAATTGTAGTTGCTCCAACAATCCAATTGCTAGCCAAATTGCGTCTTTTAACAATTATTAACTCAGGTGCAACATTTAAATTATGGGTTTGAGTAGTAGCACTTCCCGTACCCGTATAACAAACAACATCAAAAAAATTAGGTGCTCTTTTAACTAAATAATTTATAAATGTTTGTCCATTTGCATTTGTTTGATTAGATGTTGTTCCAACTTTAACGCCATCCATAATGTCCCAAGGGCTTGCTTGAAGTACATTTGTTCCAGTTGGATTTTCTCCTGTTGTTGTACTAGATGTTAAATATACAGTTCCACTTAATCTTGATGCAAACAAAGTTCCAGGTCCAGAGGCTCTATTTTTACTTATAAACAAATCATCTGTTTGACCGCCGGTTACTGTTGCGTTTGCACCAGTTCCAGTTCTAGCAGAAAGCCCAAAAACACTTGTACTTGTTGTAGGCGTTTTCATTGGCCCACGGCGTATGGCAATGTAGATGTAGGTGTTACTATTCCCTAATCCGTTTACAAAGTTAAATCCCGTTGCCGTAGGCGTTCCATAATTTCCTGCTAACGATTGTTCAGCATTTGTTAAGTTGGGAAACAACCTTTGTTGAGAAGCAAAAGACCAACCTCTCATATTATCCAACTCAACCCAATTTTCAGTTAGCTGAGTATTTTTAACTAACAACCATTGCGGCTCATAACCAAGATTAACTGTCACACTGCCGCTTGCGTCAGTAGTAAAACTTCCACAAGTAATTACATTGTCTGTACCAGTAAGGCCAAACCCGCCAGCGTTGTGAGCAAAGATATAAGCGATGTATGTTTGCCCTGAATCATTAAGTCTGGTAGAAGTTGCTCCCGCACTACCAAGAGCAAATGTTGTAGATGTTAAATTTTGAATACCAGCATTACCATCATCTGCGGCCGCAGATGTACTATTAAGCATCAATGATGTTGTGTTTCCACCAGCATTTGCATTTCTGTGGTATACAAACCAAGAGTAGTTAGCAGTAGTGCAAAGCACCATAATGCATCCAGGCACTGAACCTAAATTATGAGAAATTGTTTTGCCTGCTGTTCCGTTACCAGTCCAGGTTTGAATGTCAAAAAATTTAGGTTGCTTCCTAAATGACCACCCAGCGTAAGTAGTTCCACTTTGGTTTGCCACACTGTAAGTGGCATCGCCATAAGTTACATTGAATCCGTTTGTATTGAATGCAGATAAATAATCAGTCGAATAAAAAGCACTAAGGTTTAAGCCGTTAGAACTAATGGTTTTATTATTTGGTGACCCACTTCCAGTTCCTGCACCTCGAACTGTGTCCCACATTCCATTGTCTTTTACTGCCGATCGGCTTTTTGTCCAAACCAACCCACCATAAGTAGACAAGTCAATGCCATTCGTGATGGTCTGTGTAGTGCCGTTGCCTGTGTAGAGGTACGTTGAAAACACATCCTCAATGTAATTGGTAACAGCAGCAGATTTAGCAAACTCGCCAAAGCCTTGGGAGGATGCGGCGCCTTTAGTTTTAATTACTGGCATGGCTAAACCTTACTTGAACTGGGTCTGTGAGGCCAAGACAGTGAAAGTAGCACTGGCTGTCTTTATGATGGTATAGACGTAAGAGTCAATACCCGACGCATTGCCAGCAGCCCATGCGGTGCCGCCTTGGTACTTAGGAGTTACTGCTGTACCGTCAATGTTTACAACGTTGTTGTAGTAGGCCGTAGCGCCTTGGGTGACCAAAAACGCTACCGTAACGCTTTGGCCCACTGCCATCAAAGTATTAAGGCTGGTGCCAGACGAGCCACGAAAGTTAACCGTCCAGTTGGCAGATGCGCTTGTCGTGTAATACAGGACACTTTGGGTGGTCACGTCATAGTTAATCGTGCCGGTAGCCGCCGTGGCAGAAACTGTCGCTACCTCACCTGCATTTGCCATCGCTACTGCCAGCACACTGGTTGAGCCGGAAAAGGTTTGCAGGGCAGTGAAAGTATTGGCGGCATTGTTAGTAGTAAACGCACCCGCAGAACCAACTGCCACGCCCAAAGCAGTCACCACGCCAGTGCCGGTAGTTGTTGTGGCAGGTGCTGCGCCAGCCCCGCCGCCGATTACCAGCGCACTTGCCGCTAATGCAGCCGATGTTGCCCAAGTAGTTCCGCTATTAAAGTAAGGGACGCCGCCAGATGTTCCTGCAATTGTAAACGCCGGGGTGGTGGTAGCCGTTGCAACCGAAACAATGCCGCCTGTCCAGCCAACTGAAGTAACCGTTCCGGAGCCAGCCGTAGTGGTTGCGCTCTTAACGTAGTCTGTGCCGTTGAAGTACACAGTAGCAGACTCGCCCACTGCTACGGACACACCAGACTGTCCGGATGCCTTGATAGTTACGGTGCTGCCGGTAGCGGCATTAACCACAATAAATGTTTTACTGGTTGAGGGGGCTGTCAGTACCTTTGCAGTAGTCAGCGTGCCGGTTACTTTAATAATGGCAAACTGCGCTGAAACTGTACCCGCGCCAGTCAAGCTGGAGACAATGTTGGTAGCAGAGCTTGTGCCTTGGGTATTAGAAAGAGTGACTGCGCCGTCATTGGTAAGCGTCACCGTACCCGCAATGGCATTATCCAAATAAGATGTCAACCCGTTGTTTACATCATCGCCCCATGTTCCGGATTCTGTTCCAGTTACTGGTTGGGCAAGCGCAAGGTTGGTTGTATAATTGACTGTCATAGGATCTCTTTCCAAGATGTTGTCGATTCATCCCACTGGTAAATCTTACCATCATTTGGGAAATCTGTGGGGGGTTTCCACTGGCAGGTTTGCTCGTCAAGCAGCCAGCTAGGGTACGGTGTTGGCGGGATAAAAGCATCCCTGTCTGAGTCATAGGTGTAGCCAATACCCGCATAGTTTTTCCGGGTGGTAGCATTATAGGAGGTCTGCTTCCACAACGGATAGCCGCCGCTCCAAGTAACTAAGAACTCAATTCCTTTGGCTTCTGACTCTACGCCATCTACCAATAACTCGTTGTTATGGATGCAATGCACTTCAAGCACTACATTATTTTCACCAAGTTTTGCAAAATGTGCCATGATTAGAATGTTATTGTTCCGCTACCAGTAAATTTATAATACCGATAAGTCGCATCAGTAGTAACAGTAGGCGATCCAGTTGTGCCTGTTGCCGTAACAGCAAGCAAAACCCTGAGAATTACAACACCCGAACCGCCAGCGCCGGGACTTGGATTTGTCCCATTAGAGCCACCCCCGCCTCCACCGCCAGTATTTGCTGTTCCCGCTACACCAACAGATGTGTTGTATTTACCACCAGCACCACCGCCGCCAGCACCACCTGCGCCTGCTGTGGTGTAAGCAGAGCCACCCCCGCCTCCAGCGTAAGTTACTGAGGAACCAGATAAGCTAGATGCAGTACCAGCGCCGCCCGCACCACCTGCGCCTGATGCTCCGTTTGTACCAACAGCGCTTGAACCACCTCCACCAGCGGCAGCAGTTGAGCCGCCCAAATTAGCTGTAGCAGTACCTCCGTTATAGCCTTGGCGCGGGGGGCCAGCAGTTCCTGTGCCGCCAGCTTGTGATGCGCTACCACCACCACCACCAGAACCGCCGTTACCAACGGTAGCAACTGACGCTCCACCACCGCCACCCCCGCCTCCGGTAGCTGAGATAGTCGTAAGACCAGTCCCGGCAATTGAAGAAGCTGTGCCATTATTTCCAACACTTGCTCCAGCAGGCGCTGTTCCACCCGGCCCGACGGTAATTGTGTAGGCTGTTCCCTGATTTAACGTAACAGTATTGGTCAACAAGCCGCCAGCGCCACCACCGCCACCTGTACCAGTGTTAAAACCTTCTCTACCCCCACTGCCGCCACCAGCAACAACCAAGTAATCAACGGAAACTGAAGTTGAAAACAAAGGCCATGCACTTGCTTTTAACGCTTGCAAGATAGTAGATCTTTTCCAAATACCTTTAGCACTACTAGAGCTAGTAGTTTGCGCTGTAGATGAAAGAATAGAGCCTTTGTATCTAATAGACATTATTGTTCACCATGTGATAGTGCCAGTACCAGCGGTAATTTTGTATATTTTATAACCCGACCTAGATGCTGTATCTGGGGTTGTATTGCCTGCACTTCCATTAATAGTAAGTCCTGCGCTTGCCGCTGAAGCACTTGGGTAAGTGTCTGGGTACGCAATAATAATTACACCAGAACCACCATTTGCACCTGTTGAAAGAACATTAGCTGCGCCGCCCCCGCCGCCACCTAAGTTAGCAGTACCCGCTACACCTGCTGCCGCAAGACCGCCTGCGCCACCGCCACCAGAACCACCGGTAGGTGCTGTTCCACTTAATGCGCCGCCGCCACCGCCGCCGCCATAATATATAGCTGTTCCAGTAATAGAACTTTGTACACCTATTCCACCATTACCACTAACAGAGCCTGCTGCTCCAGCTCCGCCAGCACCGCCGCCTCCACCGCCAGCATAAGTTCCAGCAGCAACACCAGCACCTCCATCATAGCCTTGTCGTGGAGGGCCAGCAGTTCCTGTTCCTGCCGTAACAGTGTTGTATGAACCACCACCGCCAGAACCTCCAGAATTAGAAGATGCAGCGGTTGCCCTATATCCCATTGCGCTGCCGCCACCAAGTGCGGTTATTGTGGTAATTCCTGTGCCAGAAATTACTGAATTTAATCCGTTTGATGCAACATTTCCAAGACCTGCAACAGTTCCTGTTGCGCCTGCTCCTACAGTGAAGGTATAAGCAGTAGCTGGAATAAAACTTGCAGTACTGGTTAGTAAACCACCCGCACCGCCTCCACCATTACCAACGTTTCCTGAGTTACCTGCTGCGCCCGCTCCACCACCTGCTAGAACTAAATACTCAACGGGAATACTCATCAGGGGCCATGTTCCCGCCTTTTGTGCTTGCATTGCATCGCTGGTATTCCAAATTCCTTGAGCAACGGAACTTGAAGTGGGTTGTTCTGTTGATGAAAGAACAGAACCCTTGTACTGCGTGGACATTAGGTAAGCGCCTCGTAGGAAGCGGTGAGTTCAATAGCAGAAGCAGTTCCTACTGTTACAACAATAGATTGCGCTTCGCCTAAATAAAATGCCGTGCTTTTATCAACAATAACAACAGCGGCATTAATAGGAACCGGTAATTGGTAAATAAGGCGGTATGCAGTGCCGCCCCCGGCAGCAGCACTATTAATTGATACGGTTACAGTTGCAGTTGAGGCTGTTACATTTGAAGCAACAATATTATCAATTTTATTTACCGTGCCCGCGGCAGGAGTAAGAGCAGTCCATGTTGTCGCCGATGTTGTGCTTGGAATCAAATAGGACGTACTGCCGTAAATTGAGCTTGCGTTAATTAAATTAGGATTTGCCATGCTGTTTCCTTAGTATCCAAAGACAATGGATGAAATTAATGATCTGCCAAATGTAGTTGCCCGTTCTGCCGGTAATGTACAAAATACGTTCTTAGTACCTGCGGAAAAAGTAACAAGTGAACCAGAATTACTGGACGCTATTACTGTGGTACGCGCTAGTGTGGTGCCGGATGCAGTGTACGTCCCAATTCCAACCTCCCACTCTGATCCGCTTTGCCCTGCAATTGTGTAATACGTTGAATTCCCATCCCCGACGGCGGAGAAACTCTGAAATCCAGTAACTGCACCCAAAAGCGTAGCAGTACCTGTCCCGGTGACTGTGGTGGTTTCTTGTACCCGGTCAGCAATTATGAGTGCCATACATATACCTATGTGTTAATTAGTTGCCAACTAGCAGTTTGTGCATCAGATATGACTTGCCAAGCAGCAGTTTGTGCGTTGGATATGGCTTGCCAATCCGGGTTTTGGCTATCATCAATTATTGTCCACGGCGGGTAGACATCATTAACTTGCCCGTTAGCCTGCACACCGGTAAGCGCACGAACAACATTTTGACTTGTTCCTGCCGTTCCTGCAAGGGCGGATGCCAAAACTCCCGTTAGAGAAACTGCAATTTCTCTGGAGACATCCCCCACCGCGCCGGAGGCAGATACACCCGTCAGCGCAACTTCAAATATTCTACTTGTACCTACTGTGCCTATAGAGCCAGCAGCCTGCACCCCGGTTAAGGTTTGGGATGCTTCCGCTGTAGTGCCTACTGTGCCATTGTCACCTTGAGCCTGTACTCCAGTTAACGCTTGGGATATAACAAACGATGTGGTAACCGATCCAACTGACCCGGCGGCTTGAACCCCTGTTAAAGCTATGGAAAGAGATGCTGAAGCAGTTACCGACTCAACTAATCCTGCTGCACTAACGCCAGTTAATGCCTGTGAAGCCGTGGCTGAAGTGGTTACTGTCCCGGCGCTGCCGGTTGCTTGTACCCCGGTTAATGCTTGTGATACGACTATTGATGCGGTTACTGTTCCTGCACTACCCGTGGCTGATACGCCTGTTAAAGCTAAAGAAACTCCACCTAACTCTACTATCCCCAAAACACCAGAAGCCGCTACGCCTGTTAAAGCCTGTGAAACTGCGGCAGAAGTGGTGACCGTTCCAGCGCTTCCAGTTGCTTGTACCCCAGTTAATGCTTGTGAGGCCGTGGCTGAAGTGGTTACTGTTCCAGCATTACCAGAAGCGGATACCCCAGTAAGCGCGACAGATATAGCCTGTGATGCTGTTACTGTTCCAGTGCTTCCTGTGGCGGATACCCCGCTAAGTGCGAGGCTAATTCCACTTGTTTCTGTGCCGACCTGTCCTGATGCCTGTACACCCGTAAGCGCAAGAGATATATCCGAAATGCCCCAAGGCCCATCTCCCCACGCTCCTGCTCCCCACCCCGAAGTAGGGGCGGAGGTAGTACTCCCCGTATCTCCAAATGGGGCTCCGGCGAACGGGGAAAATCCGAACATGGCCTACACGGCTACTAGCCGCGCCCCGCTATTAGGTTGTAGCCAAACGCAACAACGCTGTTGTCGTGGTGTTGGATGGCATGGTCAGTGTAAACGTGCCAGCAGTAATGGTCTGAGCAGTAAACGTGTGAACGCTAACGGCCTTGTTTGACTGCGTAGAGTTATAGATAAACACCGTGTCAAACGAAGTTGTCAACGTAACGGTTGTGTACACAATAGACGCAGAGGGAGTCCAATAACCAACGCCTGCCGTTGCAGACGCATTGGTTGAAGTTGGAGCAGTTGCATTTGTAATTGTTACGCCGCCCGCTGTATAGCCTGTACCAGATACTTCACCGGTAGCAGAGTACACCGTGGTGGAGGCGTTAAGCGTTGCAGATGCTAAATATAACGCAGCTTTAAACGTGTCAGCAGTGGCTGCTGCACGCACTGGTGAAGCGCCAAAATTGTGGGTTGCAGTCATCAGTTCACCAAGGAACGAAGTGCACATTGATTGGGTATTACTCACCTGAGTTCTCCTTAAGATAAGAAATTGCGTTTAAAAGAAATTTTGGATTGTCCAAAAACAAACCCAGTCCAGTATTACACCGCATACAAAGTAAACCGCGTACTTTACCTGTGCTATGACAGTGGTCGATAAAAAACATTTTAGTCCTACCGCCCGGTTTTTTAGCCGCACAAATAGCACACTTTCCATCTTGCCTATCTAACAACGCATCATACTGGCCTACAGTAATGCCGTAGGTCATTTTTAACTTGCTCTTGCGTTCAATTTCAAGAACTTTTTCTTTGTTTTTTGCTCTATATGCTTTGTTATACGCTACGCGGCAAGCCGTACACTGCGATACAGGCTTCCCCGGACGGTGTGTTTTACGCATAGGAAACTCCGACAAGGATTTTTCTTCCTTGCAAACAGAGCATTTGTGCGTAGTTTTCACTTAACCATCCTTAGAAAGAAGCAGTATCGCCACCCGCAAAAACGGGCATTTGTTTCAAAGTAACGTGCGCGGAGCGATGGACAAGCTCCCCGTCCAGCCAGTATTCAGTCCACACTGTAAGTTCGTTCTCATTATCTATGGAGCCTTCTTGTTTGACAAGCAAGGAATCGTCCATATCGCCTTTGGTAGTAGTAACGATCAATTTGAACTCCTAATAAGTGCGGTGGTTGAGGTATTTGACGGCATCGTAATTGTAAACGTGGTGGTTGACGTTTTGTCAGAACCAAAGTCCAGCACAGCTACCGATTTATTACCTTGGGTCACGTTATAAATTAACGCGCACCGGGCCGTCAAAGCAGAAGTCCAAGACACGTTGGCCCAGTTAACGTAGGCCGTGTAGCCGTCCGTGTTGATGGAAACCCCAGTCATTACTTGACCGCCAGCCGTGTAGCCCGTAGCAGACACTTCATTGGTGCTGGAGTACACCGTAGTTGCTGCGTTCAAATCAGCCGCAGCCGTGTACAAGGCAATGTAGATCGTGTCCGTAGATAGATCGTGAACGCCTTGGTACAACTCCTTTTTGAAGCTGGTGGTCTGGGTTTGAACTATGCTCATGTGACCGCCTGCCTATATTGACCATTACGGTATGCGTCTTGGCGCTCCATGCCATCGCCCAGACGTTTGGCAAGTGCAAGGGCTTCCATGTACTTTTGGTTGTATAGGCCCATCATGTCCTGCTCACCCTTCATGTAGGTGTAAGCCTCAACCAAAGAACCGTACAGCAGTACGGAATCAAAGTTGTCGCCCAGCCAAGTTTGTCCACTAGAAGCGGTGGTGATGGACTCAGGGTAATAGTAGTAGTGCAACTCAGCGGAATAGGTTGTATCCGGTGTCGGGCCGAGGATGAACGTCAACTCGTTACTGATGGTGCTGCCAGAAACTGCGGGGCCAAACAAACCGTAGTATTTAGGCGTCCCTGTAGAAGTTGGGTTTGGGTATGCTTCACGCATGAAGTTCACATCTTTGTTTAACAAGTATGTGTAATCCCCACCACCGACCGGGAAAATAGCCAAAGAATATGGCGCAAGGAAATCATCTGGGCAAGCTAGGTATTTATTACTAGCCGTCAACGTCCCCGTCACGTTTTTACGCAACGAGGGGAACTGCACTGAATTGTAGATGCGCTGCTCTGCCTGTGTAATGAACAGGTTTACATCCACCGTTTGAAAGGTGTTCTCCGTGTAATCGGAAATCGCAACTACAAGCGCAGCGTAGTTCATGCCATTGGGCCTCTTGCGTACAAACCTTTGGTAGCTGCGCCAGTACCACGGATTTTGATGCCGCTGGTTTTGGTTTGCTCGTCACCGGCAGACTTGCTGATAGCGCCGACGCTCATGCGCATAGTAGACATGCTACTAAGTTCAGAATCTTTACCGGGGTTACCAGAAATCTTCAGCGCTTTACCGTCCATCTTGTGCGGAGGTGCGTAAACGCTAGCAGCGCCAATTTCTTTACCCATTATTTTTTTGCTATAAGTAGCCATAGTATTACCCCGTCTTTTGGTTAGCTGCACGAGACAAGTTGCGACCCATACGCATACGGTCATCCGTAGTCGGGCCACCTTTTTTTAGCTTCAACGATGTACCTTTGCCACCTTTGTGCTCTTGGCTGTCGTGCTGTTTAAATGCCTTTTTGAGGAGGGCAACGTCCTGCTTTTTGTCCGATGCCATTGATTCTGCTTTTGCCATGTTTAGCTCCTAAGAAACTGTTACCGATACTGTACCAACACTTGTTGTTCCTACCAAGTAATTTGGTGTAAGAACTGCGTCAAATTGGCTGGCTCCGCCTACCGGTGCCCAACCCCACTGAACATCCCTAGAACCCCCAGTCAGGTTACCACTTGCATTCAACCCTGCTGTTACGTATGAACCATCCCTACGTGGGTTGCGTACAGCTTGCGGATCATCTACTGGGTACATACCTAACTGCAACTGGGGCTGGTCAGGATCCCAGCACTCATCACAGACAAGCAAATTGTACGTCTTCGTCTTAATAACTTCTTTGCGTAGTACAGTTAATTTGAACTGAAAGCCACACCTATCGCATATAGCGATACTATTTTTACCGGAAGCGAAACGATTACCCATTTTAGGCCCGTTAGCTTATAAATTGTTGTCTTGGAACAAATCGAATAGCTGCCTTTTCACGGTCTTCCGTAGCGGCTAGCTCCCAAGAATCATCATATTGCTGCTTCAGTACAGGCAGGCGCTCAGCACCTCCAGCTACTTTTAACGCCATGTAGTAGGCCAATCCAGCCGCCATGCAGGGGATAAAGCGAAACGGTACGTCCATCACGTTGACACCGCCACCAGCATCTTGGGTGCGGCGCAGTCGCCAGTAGACAAATTGATAGGGCTGCGCTCCATCTGGTGTTGGCCAAACGGTGACAGCGGGTATTTGCGCCCAGTATGCGGCAGTGCCCGTAGTGTGGCTGGCCGCAGTGGTGTTTTGTTGCCCACGGAAGCAGCTATATAGGGTATTCCCTGATATATACACGTAGTTAATATACTCGTTGTCAACTTTTATGAACCCAGTAGAGGGCAGGCCAACAGTAGAGTTGAGAACAATCGTGGTGTCCGTGGCGCTGATTGCGCCGTTCAAAGTCAAGCCAGTCGGCGAGTTCTGGCCGTTATAGCGTTGGAACCACACTTGAATTGGACGTGCTTGGGTGAGCTTGTTGGGGATCGTAGCGTACGTGGATACACTAATTTGGGTGATAGTCAAGTCAGCTTGGTTGGTAGTGCTATTGGCCTGTGTGCGAATCACATGCTCCAGCAAATCTACCGTGTCCTCGGGGAGTGGATAGGTGTTTTGACCCTGCACCAAGTTAATGGTGCCCGTCTCCATCGTCCACATGTTCAAACCACGATTGGCCCAGTCGGCAAACATAATGTTGAGGCTACGCCGCGCAGTGCGCATGTCATAACCCGTGCGCAGTTCACCACCAGCGCGTTCAAACGCTTCCTCAACTAGCTCGACTAGATCAAGGTTAAACGTAGTGGAGCCGGAGGTGTATGCCATTATCTAAACCCTGCTGTTTTCTTTGCAATTGTCTTAGGCTGCGCCACAAACTGTTTTCCTGCTGCTTTACCTGCCCGTTTGGCTTTGGTAGTAGCTGCATACTCAGCAGGGCTCAAAGATTTTATGGCTTTTTCCGGCAGATATCGCTCTCCCGTCTTGCTAGACGGTTTGCCAGATTTAGTGCGCCATTTCTGGTCACCCCAATCTTTAAGCGATTGCTGCGGAGCTTTCAATCTCTGTACCCCCCACCAGAAGCCTTGTACTTCTTGGCTACAAGCTGCGCTTTTCTCGCGCTCCATTTTCCTGCGCCCGTGCCTTGGGTAGCTGCGGCTTTTACTTGGGACACAATCTTCTTGCGAAGGCTTGGTTTTGTGTAATTGCCAGCAGCATTAACCTTTCCGCCCTCAGCGTACTGAGTGAAGTCAGTGTTATCCCGTCGGGCAGTTTTCTTGCCCTTTGGCATTTTGGATGGGAGGATATCGCCCATACCGCGTGAGGCCATCATGGCTTAGCACATCTTTCCACGGGTTTTACCCCGTTGAGCAATGCCATCAGCACGGCTGGAAGCAGACCCACCTTTAGCCATTGCTGCCACCGGCTCATCCACAGGAACACTGTCCTTGTAGATAGGCATTTTTGGCTTTGGTTTTGGCTTAGGGGCAGGTTTTTTGCTAACCGGCTCGTCCACAGGAACATCTTTGGGGTACTTGTAATCAGCCATGATTGATCCTTAGCAGGACATGCCGCCCTTGTTCATCTTCACAAATGTACCCTTGGTCTTGCCTTTTGTAGCAACACCGTCAGCGCGGGAAGAGGCAGAGCCACCAGAAGCCATTTTCTTCATACCCATTGCCTTTTTGTCCATTGCTTTGTCTTTGGCAGACGCCTCAAATTTAGCAAATGGGTTCATTTTCTTTGTAGCCATAGTAGTACCACCTTTTTTCATGATAGATGCTTTGCCGTGCAAAGTCTTTGGGTTGTTAACTTTCTGAAGATCAGCACGGGTCTTAGACGATCCTTTACCAAACTTCAAGCCTTTATCCGCCGCTTCAAAATCGGCACCGACAGATTGGGGTACGCCAGCCTTGCTTGCAAAACTGGGGTTGTTTGCTACCGCAGCCATAAAGTTGTGCTGCTTTTTGCTAACCGAGGGCACTACGCTGCTCCTTCATAAAGGCATCAAGCTTCTCGTCCATCCGATCAAGTCGGGCCAATACCCGATTAATATCAGCGTGCATATCGTTCTTGGTCACAAACTTTTCGGCGTTCTCTTCCCGAGTTTTACTCAGGAGGATACCTAGTCTCTTGACTTCATCATGGGATACCTTTACCCATAACAGCAACGCTGCTGACAGGAAAGATAAAAAGACATTCCAGACCGGGAGTTCCATTACAGATACCGCCCTTTAGTTCTACCGCGCTGAGCAATTCCGTCAGCCCGTTTAGAGGCACTGGAGACCTTAGAAGTCATGCCACCGGAAGCCATCTTTTTAACGGCCCCACCACGTTTGTATGCGCCAAAATCACCTTCAGTACGGCGAGGCTCATATTTGCCCATATCGGTATCTTCAGACTTTGTTTCGCCCTCACCCACACGTCTCTGTGCTTCTTTGGAAAGCTTAACCTTGTCCCGCATGTTGACCGCTTTATCTACAAGGTCGCCTATGCCAGACTTGTCAACCATCTTTTTACCCAAACCAGTGCGCTCATCAAGCTCTCGACCCGCTTCATACCCAGCAGAAAACGCGGCTTGCGCAGCGCCCATACGGCCTAAATTGCGATTACGGGCACGAGTACCAGCTTCACGAACAGACTCTTTAGCTCCACCTTTAAGGTTAGACGAATCTACGTCACGACCTTTTTTAGCTTTGGCCAAGTCTTCTCTGGCACGTTCAATGACATCATCATTGAGTCCGGGTAAGTTATCCCATCTTGTAGCCATACATCACCTCAGCAGTTCCAAGCCTTGAGGCTCTTGTTTATACGCGAATTCGGGTCTTTGGCCGTCTTCTCGCTGGTAAGTTTTTTCTTCATCCCAGTCATCCTTGCACAGAAAGAGTCGCGCCTGCTGCCGCCTTCCGGCTGGGGAGGTTTCAAATTCATCCCTTGCTTTTTGGCGGAGGCCCGCCCCTTGGCGTTCAGGCCACCATTGGGGTTCTTGCCTTCTTTGCGAGTCCATGCTGGTGACTTAGCCATAAAACACTACTGCCGTTGTAGTTGCTGAAACCACTGCGGAGATGTTAGTACTGCATTTAATGCCTTCGCCGGGAAATACCATGTAGATAGAACCCGCAGCCGCTGGCGCAGTAAAAGAAAACATAGCAGTGCCGCTTGTCCCGTCATTTAGTACAACAGTCGCGCCTGTTGAATAGCTAATCGAGATACCCTTAATGCGGGCTGGGCCAGCAAAAATAGTGGTAGTCGCACCAGCCGCCGCTGCGCCTGATTTAACGTCTGTTTGCATCATAATCAATCTCCTATAAAGCAGGGGCCGAAGCCCCTGAGATTAATTATTGCTGGCTAGCGGGAGGATATTGGTTGCCGCTGGAATCGCGTACAGCGTAGGCCATTATCAAAGTACCTGCACCAGCAGACAACGAGCCGCTGCTTGCCATTGTGTACGTGATAATTCCATCAGTAGAGCCAATGTTTGCCCATGTAGCCATTTGGCCTGCTGTACCAGTGAATGTAATTACGCCAGCCGTACCACCAGTAATAGCTGCGCAAGTAGCTACAGCAGTACCGTTTAAGTAGATGGTGATTACACCAGATGTACCCGTAAAAGTGGTTGATTGCAAAAGCTGGATTGCCGTAACCAGCGACCCGGCGGGGATAGTAAATGCCGAAGAGGTAGCGGCATCAGCAGAAGTTACTGCGGCGCTCTGGCAAACAATTGCAGTGCCAGTATTACGGACGGTGCCAGCAGTGGTGCCGGTTGTGTTTTTAACAGTGCCAAGCAGCCAAGGGCCAAGGTGAGTTGCGAATCCCATGATATGTGTCCTTACATACAAGTAAAGTGCATCAATCTGTATGTCGTCAGCCGGGACTGTTTGATGCACCGGAAAACCCCGGATTGGGGCCAATATATCACGGTTTTAAAGGGTGTGCAAGAAATTGTTGGTGGTTGCTCACATAAAGCAGTGTAGGCTGATTTGAAAGGAACTCCCACGGCGGCGCTAACCCGCCGAACAGCCACCAACGGTTTAAGCATACAAGAAAAAGGGCTCCCGAAGGAGCCCTCTCAGCAGGGGGTAAACCCTAGCTTAGGACGAACCGGGCGATCCGAAGATTCCCAGTGGGTCAGACCAGCCGAACGAATAACGCTCGCGGGCCTTGTAGCGGACGTTGCCGGTATCGAAGTCACCGTCCATCTTGTTCTCCAGAGGAGAGCGGACAAAGTGCTTCAGACCGTTAGGCACATCAGTAGTCAGATACCAGCCGTTTGTGTCGGTCAGGTAGTGATTAATGGTGTAGCCTTCTGGGATCGAACCGTTGTTCTTCAACGCATTGATATCGTTGTCGGTAGTACCAACGCGGAGGCTGGTTTCCAACAGACGGGTAGCAACGAATTGCAGGGCAGGAGGAACAATCAACTTCTTGGGCTTAGCAGCGATCAGAAGACCACGCTCGTCTGTCCAAGCAGCGATCTGGATAACGGCGGCTTCCAAGGAAGTCTCGTTCAGGTCAGCGGCAGTAGACGGACGGTTGCTATTAACACCACCAGAAATCAGGGGGTGGGCAGTGCTGAATAGAGCAACACCGTCACCGCCGACATAAGCCGCCGAGAAACCGTTGTTGATAACAGCAGCAGCTTTAACCTGCTTGGTGTATGCCATAGCACGAGCCAAAGACTTGGTGTAACGAGCAGACAAGCTGTCGTACAGGTTATCTTCAATCGCCTCTTCGGTGATTGAGAAGCCAAGGGCAATGGTTTCGTGGTTGTAACGAGTTGTCCATGCTTCCTGTGCATTGTCGTAAGCGATGGCAGAGCCCTCGTTCTTAACAGGTGCAGCAGAGAAACCAGACAGTTTTGTCTCTTCTTCAAAGGAACGCTCAGAGGTTTCAGTCTCGTAGATTTCCTTGTGCTCTTCGCCGTAGCGGGAATACTCCATACCAAACAAGGCATTGAGTCCGGGGAGCAACTCTTTAAGTAGCTGTGCGCGTGAAATAGCCATTTTAAGTTACTCCTTAAGCAATGCTGGTGCCAGCATAGTACTGATGCTGACCAAAGTTAATCTTGACCAGAATCTCTGGGTACTGCATCAACACAATAGTTGTGTTCAATGTAGCAACAGGAGCCTGATTCAAAATAAACGATGTAGCACCGGCAGCAGCAGCGGTATCAACGAACGAACCGGAAGAAACGTATTGACCGTTTGAATCCAGCGAACCAACGTCAGTACCAACAGGCAACGCGAACGGCAGAGCCGAGCAAGTTACAGTAGCGGTAGAGATGCTGGTATAGGTCACAGTTCCAAGCGAAACAGCCGTGTCAGGCACCAAGCCAAGCACGCGAACGGGCAAGGACGAAGTGGTGGCGGGCGTATCGCTAGGGGCTAACGCTGCGTTCTTGGAGTCACCAGTTGCAGTACTGCCTGTGTTGTTAATCATGGCCAAGTTTTGACCAATCATTGCACGGGCACCAGAAGCAACAGTTGTTCCAGACGAGCAAACCACTGCTTTAAAGACCGCATCAGGGTCATCACTAACAATGGCTACTGCATCACCGGACGCAGTGGATGCGGGCCAGTATTGCGAGAAAGTCAACTGTTTAGTAACAGGGTTTGTATAACGGCATCCCAAAAAGACACCTGTTTGATTGCCAGCCGTGCCGGTAGACACAGACAAGCGCACGATTTCACCACGAGACAAACCTACGTAATCGCCGTAGAAAATTGCTGTGCTGTAACCGTTAGTGATCGGATATTCACGAGTAGAACCCGCAAATACCTGACCGCCGATCAGGTTGATCGGCTTTAGCCCGTAAGGGGCATCAATAACCGGATAAGCCATAAAAGACTCCTATATTAAGTACCAGAACCGAAAGTGACCTTAGACCGCTTCTCTGAGAAGAGAGGCATCCGAGGATCATTCTCACGAAGAAAATTGTTGTCCACCGATTCAGTTTGAGCCTTGTTTATGTCGTCGTAGTATGCAGACCTTTGTTTCATAAACTCACTCGGAATACGGCAAAGCAACAGTCCACCTACCTCAATGTTGCCTTTAAAGCGACCTTCGGTAGAAGCGTGCATCATTAGCTCGGGATAGTCTTCCCCTTTACAGGGTTCGTATCCTTCACGTAACTTAGAAGAAATATTGCTTGGATCAGCAGCACCAAGAGTGCTAGTACGCACATACCGATGCGACCATCCCGGACGATCATCCGGCATAGGCAAAGTCTCGGGAGGACGCCACATTGCTGGGCGAGCGAACACCTCGCGGGTGTCCAATTCACGAGCCAATCGGTTTTGCGCCTTAACGGCTGTTTGAGCTTGTTCCATAATCAATTACCTCTCTTCAGTTGAGCAACCTGTTTAGCATATTCTTCCAAGGGAACCCCAAGACGGCGAGCGATCGCTGCTTCGGATGCCTTCAATCGAATACGATTAGGCGGTGTACTACGTGCAGCAGGAGCTACTACCGTAGACGGTTTTGTTGCACGGCGGGGAGTTTCTTCCTCTGCCGGTTCTGATGCCTGTTTAGAAGTCGCATCATCTTCATAGCTTCCGTCACCTTCAAAGTAATCGGAGAATCGTTTACGCATTGTAGCGTCCACTTGTTTGTAATACTCATTTGTGCCTACAAAGTTAGCACCACGTTGTTTGACGAGCTTTTGGTGTAACCCAAGAGCCGCAGCAGTCATCTCTTCGTCGGTGCCAAACCATGTATTTTCCTGCTGCCAACTTGCATCTCGCTGGGTAACAGGAACCTGATTTGTATTACGTTGTGGCGTTTGTACTTCATTTTCGTCCGTTTGTATAGGCCTAAAATTACTAACTTTGTCCATATTTAGTGTGGCACGAGCTATTTTTGCCTGTGCTTCCACCACCGCGTCGGAGTCGCCGGACTCATAAGCCTCTTTATATTCCTTCTTGGCCTTGTCAAATTCCATCTCGGCAGAGGTTTTTGACTGCTCAATATAGGCGCGAGACCCTAATTCGACCTGTTGCTGGAGGGCGCGATTCTGCTGCCAAAGCTGTTTTGTTAGGTTTTCAGCCGCTTCCCGCTCCCGCAAAGCCTCTTCCTTAGCCCTACGTTCGTCGTGGTAACCACGGGTAAATTTCTTAATCCGTGCCTGTACTTTCTCATCGTAGGACGATAATTCGTCATCCGTTGGGTCTTCTGGAGGCTTGGGATCAGCCTTACGACCTCGGTCAGGAGCCGGGGTATCGTCCTCAATTTCTATCTCAAACCCTTCGTCATCTTCGGGTTTACCCTTATTTTCTTCCTCAAGCTCGTGAGGGAACTTATATCCATCTGCCATGATTTACTCCTTAAGCAGCGCGGGTGATGCCACGCGGGTCTTCCACAACAGCTTCAACCGAATCATCATTAATGATGCGGAATTCACGGCCATGAATCTTCAGACGGGTGCCTGAATTGGGTCGGACGATGATGAAATCACCTTCCTTGCACGACGGCCCACTGGGGAACCGTGTTGCGTCTTTGTAACAATCTGGGCCAAGTTTGACCACAAACAGCACGGGAGTCAGCACTTCTTCGTAGTGCATAGACTGCGCGGATTTAAGAATCCCCAGTTCGCTCTCGGCATACTCTTCCATAGCTTCGGGCACTACAGCGAGCATGTGGAACGTCTTAGGTTCAGGCAACTGCTTGGCTTTTTCTTCGGCAGGTTTATTCAAAATGCCAGATAGGTCTACAGCAGCGGTATCAAATTCAGTCATCAGACTTCTCCATTTTTTGCACGAGTTCATTAATGATGTCTTCTGCAAGGTTTAGACCTCGGATTACCCCGCAGATGTGGCGGTAGTCGGAGAAGTCCCCCGCTCTACCACTGGTTACAAAGGCTTCTTGCTCCGAACGGAGCCTGCCCATTTCCTTGGCTATATAGGCCAATACTTTGTAATCGTTCAATATCATTCCTTTCTAGTCGGCTTACTTTGGGATGCTCTTTGTGCCGCTTGCACGGCCATCTGAGCGCGGTTTTTGGCGATATCAACGCCAAGTTTGGCACCCTCCATAAGCTGTTGCTTCTGAAGTTTGTCTCGTGCAGCGGCAGCGGTGGCACCCACCTGCATGGCAGCGATTTCTTTCTGGGCAGCGATACGGGACTCTTCTATCCGTAGCTGGTCGGCTTTGGCCGCTGCTTCGATCTTCTGCTTTTGAGCTTTAAGTTGGAACTCCTGCATCTTTAACTGCAACTCTTGCTGCTGCATCTGGATGATCGGGTCTTGCGCTTGCTGCTGTGCCTGTTGTTGTGCAGCTTGTGCCTGCGCCTGCTGGGCCATACGCATGGATGCTTGTGCAGCCAATTGTGCAACTTGTGCAGCGACCTCCGGGCTCATGTTCTTTTCCTGCTCTTCCGTTGGTAGGAGCAGGCCCACGGTACCCTCAACTTCTTTGCGGTACGCGAACGCCAAGTGCTCATTAATATGAGCCTGCATAGCGGCAATAAGTGCCTGCCCCTGCGGAGTCTGCTGGATCATGCTCATGATCTTGGGGTTCTGGAGCATCGAAGTGTGCACCGCAATATGCGCCTGATGATCCTGCTCAATGAACGCCTTGACCGGCTTGGTCGTCAGCACGTTCTGGTTCTCCTGCACTGGGTCGGTCGGGGTCTCGTCGTCCTCCACAGGCACCAACTTGGACGCATTCTTTATGCCCAGCACCTCAATCATCTGGCGATGCAGCAGGGGCATGTTGTACAACTGGGGCGCGGACTGAGCCAACTGGAGCACAGCCTGATACTGCACAACCTTCTGCGCCATTGTCGATGCGTTCGGATCACTCACCGGGATGACGGTCACCATGTCGTAGTCAGACTTCTTGGCCTTGCGCGACCCTTCCTCCGGCTCGTAGTCATACTCTTCTGGTGTGTAGTCGGCGATGATTACTTTGAGAAGCTGGAACTCCTGCTTCATGGAGTAGTGCAGACGCGCTTGGACTGCGCCCATCACCTTCAACTGGCGCTCAAGCAGAGCCAAAGTTGTACCCACCGGAGCTTGGCTGGACATGTCGCTGACACTCATGTCACCGGCTGAGGCAAACTGACGGCCCTCCTGCACGATGTTCTGGAACAGAGCAAACAGAACTTGGCTTGGCTCCTTGTAAGGTAGCGGTAAGATATTGTCACGGATGGAGCCACTGGGCACGTCCACGTCCCGGAACTCACCGGGCTGGATCGGAGTGTCATCACCCTTGATACGCAGGCCACGGGACTTCAGACCACCGGGCAAATTACTCAGCGTACCAGCGTCCACCAACTGACGGATCAGCATAGTCGCGCTCTTGGCGTAGCCACCAATTAAGTGGATCAGGCCATAGCCATAGAACCCAAAGCCCGGAATGTACTGGTAGTGCACAAAGTGCTGGCGCTTGGTGTGCAACTCATCGCCCTCGTACCAATTACGGCGGATAGCCAAAATCTTATTTGACCCCTTCTCGATAGTCACAACATATGGCAGTGCTATGCCCGTAGGCTCGCCCTTCTTGTCTTTGTGCTCGTAGCCCGGCAAGTCCAAGTCAACGTGCATCTCAAGTATGCGGAACCGATCGTCCTGCGTGGCATTCATGCCAGTCTCTTCAGCTTTTTGCTTCTCAATATCGTCCAACTCATACGACGGCTCGCCCAAGTCCACGTCGCTGTAGAACCCAGCTTCTTGTAGCTTGATGACCTCGTTCTCAGTTTTACGCATCACGTGGGTCACACGTGGCGAGCGCTCGATACTGGACGCCCCATACGGCACCACGATATCTTCAGCCGGAATAAACATCGCCGTCTGACGCGCAATGCTCGGGTCGTAGTACACCTTCTTGAACGCAGAGCCTGCCAGCGGCAGCGACCACAACAGCTTCTCATGCTCTGGCCGGTACTCCTGCATCACGTCGGTCAACTGATAGTTCATGTCCTCGCTGACACGCTGCGCAGCATCTTCTTTCTCAGGCGTATCTTTACCTATGATCTGCGTCTTGACTGGCCCCGCCGCCGGGAACGTCTCCATTATTCCCTCGCTCTGGAATCTGACCACGGACTCCGTGAGCATCGGATGGAACACACCACAGGCACCGCTCCACGGCTCCGTGCGCTCCTCGTACTTCAGCCCCAACAGCTTTATGCCATCAACGTATGTTTTTATCCAATCCTTGCGGTCATTGATGTCCTTGTCAAAGTCCTCAATTAAATCTGTCCCCAGCGTGGCAAGCTCCGCGTCACTTACGTAGTCGGCAAGATTGGCATCAAAGTCTTTGTCGCTTTCTTCGTCAGGGGTTAGCTCAATCTCAATGTCACCCATGCCAATGGTCATGGACTCTGGGTCTTCAACCTCAATCTCCAACGCTGGATTGGCCTCGTCTTCCATATCTGCAAGTGCACCCAGACCCATAGGGGAGGTGTACAGAGCTTTGTCCATCGAACTTGTAGCCATAATATGTTTCCTTAAACTGTGTAAAAGCGGCCAGCCCTGTGGCCTTTAAACCATTTGATCTCTTCAGGCTCATCGCTCGGTAAGCGAAGGAACCCACCCTGCCTAAACCGCATGAGTGCTAATGTCGTTGCGTCCACCAAGTCGTCATGCTCGCCTGATGGAAATGCAGCAATTTCATCTACTAATTCTTCCGCCCAACGTGTCTGCGGAACCCACACTTTTCCACTGGCGATTATGTCCGATACCGCATTTAAGCGGGCAATTTTGTCTTGGCCCTTGCTGGGCGTGTACCCCTGCGCTGGTATACCCATCGCCCTAAGCTCCATAATTAATGGCGCACCCGTGGCTTTTTTCTCAATTAACACACCGTCCGGCTCAAAGTCGTTGTACTCTTGGAGCACGTCCCTCTTCAGGTCAGTCCACTCCACCCGCTTGCGGTACGTATTGAGCAAGATAATATTGGGCAGGTTGTTGTCTTCCTCGTGGTTGAATATGCCCCACGTCGTCCCAGCCGAGTAGTCGGCCCGGTTGTTTTTCTCAAACGCCGTGTCCCACGTCTGGAGAATGTAGTCACACTTTGGCGGAGTTTCTTTCTCCCACCACTTCCACCAGTCTCGCTTGACGATGGCTGACTCGTTGCCCACGGGGTTCTGCTGGTACTGGGCCTGCCATTTTGAATTGGGCAACTCCGTGCGCAAGGCTTCTAATTCTTCTTTGCTCCAAAACTGGGGCCACAATGGGTTGCCACTGGGCAAAATAGCCGGAAACTCAATGACCTCCCACTCCTCGCTACTGCGAGCAGCCGATGCTTTAATCACCTGACCGGTCAAATCCCGCTGAGCCCAGCGAGTCATAACAATAATAATAGCCCCACCGGGCTGGAGACGCTGGCGCGGCCCAGATGTATACCACTCGTACACCTTATCGTAGATTTCTGGGTTGCTTGAAGCCATCGCAGCCTCTTGCTCCGAGTGTGGATCATCAATAATGAGTACGTCAGCACCCTTACCGGTCACCGTACCACCCACACCGATAGCAAAGTAGTCACCGCCCTTGCTGGTGTTCCATCTTCCGGCTGCTTTTGAGTCTGCTTGGAGCGCCAAACCGGGGAAAATCTCGTGATATACCTCGGAATCGACCAAATTTCGCACCTTTCGACCGAAACCTACTGCTAATTCGCCTGTATTAGACGCTTGAATAACCTTCTTATGAGGAAAACGCCCCAAGAACCAAGCTGGGAGCAGATAAGAAGCAAATTCAGACTTAGTATGACGGGGAGGCATATTAATAATGAGGCGCTTGCAAGTCCCATTTGCCACACGCTCAAACGCATCTGCCATCCTCTTATGGTGCGCACCGGAAATGAAGGTAGGCCAGACTTTTTCGGTGAATTTGATGAATTTTGTTTGGCAGAGTTCACGATCTTTGAGCCTTTCTAACTTAATTAGCTGGGCCTCCAGCACCCGCAGATCAGTATCGGACAGCTTGCCCGAGTTGAGCACTGCTTCAATGTCCTTCAAACTGATATCACTCATCGGAAGTTTCTACGTTTTCCGGTACGTCTACCGTACGTGTTTCTTCTGCTGGGCCTAGCTGCGCATCCAGATCATCTAGCGGGGTTATGTCCACCACCTCGGCATTCATCAGGCGTTTGATCCTGTCTTTGATGGAATTCTCCAGCGATTGGGACGTTGTGTGGTGCACAGTAATCTCGCTGCGCTCGGTAAAAAGCCCAACGTCGCTGTGTTTTCCTAGTAACTCTAACGCCTTGAGTTCTAGTTTCGTGTCTCCGCAGTCTGATATCTGCACGAGCTTGGATGTGATGTAGTTGCGGGCTTGCTGGGCATCGACAAAAGCTTGGAAGTCAAACTCTCGTACCAATACTGCCGTAGCCTTAGCTTTGGAAGACACGGTTATTTGTTTTGGCTTCTCTGGCTTATCAACGCCATTGATTAACTCCGCAGCTTTGTGCAGGTCTTCGTTGCTGTAGTCAATACTGCCGCCAAGTTGCTCGATCAGATTTACCGTATTGACAGCAATAGCTAAGCCGTCCTTGTGGGTAAGGGGCTGTTCATCTGACAAATCAAAGGGCAGTTTGTGTTCTGCCGTTGGCTGTAGTTCGATCATTAGTTACTCGAGCAAAGCTCGCGTTCCTTTCGGCACCAAATTGAATTGGGGGAGTGGGCCGAATGTAACACCGTTTCTAAATTTTTGCAAAAATTTTTTTGGACTGGCCTAGATTTTTAGACCCGGGGGGTGTTTCTGGGAAGGACTTGATATCACTGTGGTACAGAAAAGATAAGGGGGAGGGGGGTAAGTTAGGGGAAGTTTATTGAGCCGCCGTTTGGCGGGGAAAGTTTAATTTTGCTAATCGGGTGAGCGGAACAGTGTGTAGTTGGCGGCAGGAGTCCCTTGCTCTAATTTGGGTGGGTGGGGTATCGGTGTCGGCGAAATCTAACAATTGTTAGCCCATAGACCCCATTTAATTATTTTATTTATGGGCTTGCATTATGTACCACGATATGTATAATATATAGCATACCGACACACAATGCGGTATCTCTCCTAGGAGCACTAGGGTTTATTAGAAGAGGTTAGAGTATGACGAACGTAATCACCACCACCGCCCCCGCTATTGACACCGGCATTGTCGCTGCGGCGCGGCGCAAGTTAGTAACCGCCGCTAAGGGTACGGGCGCGGTAATCCAAGGGTATGCTGATGCCCTTTGCATGACGTACAACGTCAGCGACACTAGCGGTACTAACGTTACCGCATGGTATGAGCTAGTGGGCAAAGACAAAAAGGGCATCAAGGCAGAGCGCGCCGCTTTTGTGGACGCCATGACTGAGGCCGGTTTCGGTAAGCCTACCATTGACGTTTATTGGCAACGTGTGAAAGAGGCCTCTGGATACGTACCGAAGGGTCGCGTTACCGGCGGGACGGACGTAGACAGTAAGACAATGGCGGAACTGAAAACCATGATAAACCGTATTCTGAAATCAGAGGAAGAGGGCCAAGACTGTAACGCTTCGATGTTCAAAGCTAACTTGATGGACGTTTACGAGGGCATGGGCGGAGACGTGAGCACGCTAGGCTAATCGGGAGGGGAGGGGAAACCCTCCCCCATCCCTAACAATTGTTAGATTTCAACCCTCGGAGAAAAGACCATGACGCAAAATCAAATTCAACACCTACATAACCACACCATGACGCAAATCCAAATGTATGCCTCGGGATTGATAACCCTGCCCGAACTTATTAAATCTATCGGTGAAGTTGGTGAAGCCGTTACTAGGCTAGGCATTGACGGTTTGATTGACCCAAGCACTGGCTTGCGTTTTTCCTAATCCCTACGCTCTTACCCTGAGCCCGCTTTATGCGGGCTTTTTTGCGTCTACACCTAACAATGTTATTTGTTGGGTTTTTTTTCGCCCAAATTTTTTGGGCTGCACCAGTTCCCTGTGCGGCAGTAGGGCTAGGCTTTGTTACAAAAGAGGCATCGGCGAATGTTTGGGCTGCACCAGTTCTCTGTGCGGCGGTAGGATTAAACTAACAAATGTTATATAACATTAGCCCAATGTTACGCTTTTTAGGGCTTTGTTACGTTACGTTTCTCGTAAGTCGTTGATTTATAAGCTATGTTATAAGTTACAATGTTTTTGGGCATATATGGACGACTTGCGCAGAGGTTGAAGAAGGCAGCAAGCGCAATTCGTACCACACCCATTTTTTGGCAGGCTTCATATACATACATATAACTTTATTACTTTTTAACTTTAACCTGATTTTCCCCTTTTTCAAGTTAAGAATCAACGACTTAGGTTGTTACATTCCCGTTTTGTAACACGTAACATAGCCCATTTCTGCCTATTGTTACGTAACTTTCACTTCAGCTAAAAACTTGACTTATATATAATTTTGTGGTATAATATAGACTGGGTAGGGGAAATCCTTTTTCTGCCCTGCAAAACGTAACATAGCAAAGGAACCTAACAAATGTTAGAAATCAATTTGGGGTACATAAATACCACGTGCAGAGTATGCGGTGACGATATCGAGCCGCCCGAACGTGCTCGCATCAAGTCGGTGTGCTTGTTCTGCGGGGAGGAAGCCGCGAGGCAAGAGCGCACATCGTGGTGCATTATCCAAGAGTACACCAAGGGAGCCTATCAGTTTGTAACCAATACGAGCGCATACACAACGCTCAAACAAACTAATCCGAAGGAGCAGCGAGCATGAGACCAAGTATCCGACCGAGTGAATACCAAAGATTTCTAACATTGTTGGACGATGCCGACGACAAACTAGCCAAGGGTGAGCCTGACATGGCCCACGCGACAATCGTGGAGATGCGCAGACTGATGAGCCTTGACGATGCCACGCTGCACCCGCTACGTGACGAGGCGCAGGTGTACGAGAAGCTATGGAGCAGAGGGTGACCAAGCCACGGCGCAAGAAGAAGTACATGCTACTGCGCGGGTTTAGCGGTAACTTTATCGTGGTCGAGCGCAAGTGGTACGACTTCACAGATATAGCCAAGCAACGAGGCAGGGTGTGGGCGATAGTTGCGCAAAGTGATGACCAGTCGGTGCTGATACACATGGCTAAGTTAACCGATAAGCTGGTAGCCATGATGGTGAACCATACAAACGAAATAAACGAAAGGAACCTAACAAATGTTAGCTAGATACTGCGTAACAGGATGGAGCAACCGCTACGGTGTGTGGGACACCGAGGTAATCGAGGCCAAGAATGCCGAGGCTGCGAAAGAGCGGTACATGATGAAGTACATGAGCAACAAGCGTATCAAAGCATACCGGCTGCGCACTGCTGCCGAAACAATGGAGTAACGACATGACATTCAATTCAACCCATAGAGTACCGTACATACGCACGTATGAGGAAGCTAAAAAGCGACACGACATGACCACGCCTATCCGAGGCGACAAGAATAAGACGAGGCCGCTAGCCAAACGAAGCGATAAGCACCTGTACATCCGCGAGAGGATTGCCGACGGCGTAGTTTTGTATGAATGCTGCTGCTACAGCGGTGAGAATGGGACGGTGGTGACGTATCACCCCAACGATGAGGTACAGATTAGTGTGGGCAGATACAACACGGCGTATGTGCGCGAGTTTGTGGTGGAGTTGCTGAGCGATATCCACGTGTACACAAGCAAGGGCAAGACGGTGGTGCAGCTAAGGGATGGCAAGGACAAGTACGTGCTGGGTGCGAACGAGTTCAGAATAAAGCGCGACAAGAGTGGACTCATACCAGTGTGGACGGTGGTGCAGGCCGAGGGTGCGCTGGAGTGGAGACTGAGCAAAGCGAAAGCTAACATTGTTAGAGCGCCGTACACTGAGTTTCTCAAGTACTACAAGGGCATGACTTCAATCCTGACCGAGCACATCGACTTTGATGTGAGGTATGCCAACCAGCGGTGGAACAAGCCGACTGCCGAGACACCGTTTGTGGCTAAGACAGAAGTGGTAGTACACATGGAAACAGTGGTGAACATGTTCGGGCAGACCGTGCACGTGTTTGGTGGTACTCCTACGGTGGATACAACTGAGCCACGCAAGGCATTGTTCACGCACCTGAGAACATGGGGAGCCGAGAAGGAGCGCGACATGCAGAACGCGAGGGAGAAAGCCGACAAGCTGGAGGTGCTGGCCCTGATGCGCAACGACCAGCCGGACGAGGTGAAGGGCGAGAATTTCTATCGTGCGGCCCTAACATTGTTAGTTGCGCAGCAGACGCACATAGCAACGAAGGCTGAGTTCTTTCGGATAAGCCGGTCAAGTGCGGAGAAGCTGGCCGACGAGTTCGTGCTGCGGGTATTCAAAGAGGAGGTGTTAGAGCAGGTGAGGATGCCTGTGGGCAAAGTAGCGAGTACAAACTACGCGGATTGGTTCAAGTTTGTGTAGGCAAATGGTGTGTCGAAATACTTGACATATCTATTACTTTGTGGTATAATGTATATTGGCACGGATAATTCTGTTCGTAGTCAAGTAGGTGTAGGCTCTAAATAAATGCAGAGTAATCCCCACCTAACATTTGTTAGATTTATTAGCGTAATCAGAAGGACTTTATCATGGCTGAAATTAACTTTGGCAAGACCGTTACCCTCAAGCAAGCGGTCAACCTAATCGTGACCAACCCCGAGACGAGGTTCATGCTACGTGGAGAGCCGGGCATTGGCAAGAGTTCGATGCTGGAGCAGATCGCCGAGCGCCTTGGATACGACCATGCGTATATCGACGTACCCAATATGGATTTAGGTGATGTCGCAATGCCTGTGATCGACCACGAGACACGTACCACAAAGTATTATCCCAACGCACGGTTCAAGATTCACAATGGCAAGCCACTGGTGATGATGTTCGACGAGTTCAGCAAGGGCGCTGACCCTGTGAAGAATATGCTGCACCCGTGCCTAGAGAAGAAGAATCCACGCTTGGGTGATGTATCGCTGGACAATCGGACGGTGGTGTTCCTGACTGGTAATCTGTCTACTGACGGAGTGGGAGACACGCTCAAGGCCCACACCCGCAACCGTATCGTTGAGATCACGGTGGCTAAGCCGACTTCCGAGGAATGGATTAATTGGGCCATCGAGAAGGATGTATCGCCCGAGGTGATTGCATGGGTGAATCGGTTCCCGCAAGTATTGGCAAGCTACACCGACGGTGGGCAGGGCGACAACCCCTATATCTTTAACCCGCGCAAGACTCAGAATGCGTTCGTATCCCCACGTTCGCTGGAGACTGCATCTAACATTGTTAAGACCCGCAAGGACAATGACCCCGATGCCGTGATCGCTGCGTTGACCGGTGCTATTGGCGAGAGTGGTGCTAGAGATATGCAAGCATACATAGAGTTTGCCGACCAGCTACCTACGTGGGAGGCGACTATCCGTGACCCAAAGAATACGCCTGTGCCTACGAGTTCAGGGGCGTGTGCCATCGTGGTGTTCGGTGCTATCGCACGTATCGACAAGGTGACGATCACACCATTCATGGAGTACCTCAAGCGGTTCGATGCCGAGTGGCAAGCGGTGTTCGCTATCAACTTGAGCAAGACGCAGAGCAAGCAGAGCATTGCGTTTAGCTGCAAGGCATTCTCTGAGTGGGTCGCGTTAAACCAAGATTTATTATAAGACTTAGTCTTGATGTGTGGTATACTCATTACATGGTGGTGAGTCCCACTTATAACCGGAGTAAATCATGGAACGTAAATACAACCAAGGCGTAGCCGACGCAAACCGTAAGCGCACAAAGCACGGTGGCGCAGTGGATGCTAGGCAAGGCAAAAGCAGTCCGATGTACAAACTATGGAGGGGAATCAAAGACCGATGCTTCAACCCAAACACCCCAAACTATCACCGCTACGGTGGTAGGGGCATAACCATGTGTGCAGAGTGGGCGGAAGACTATGCCGTTTTTGTATCCGCGATTGGTGAACGACCCAAAGGGGCAACGCTTGACCGCATCGACAACAACGGCAACTACGAACCTAACAATGTTAGGTGGGCTAACCGAACGGAACAAGCCAACAATAGAGTTACTAACGTATTCATTACACATGAGGGGTTGACTATGAGCCTTGCTGATTGGGCTAGACACAAAGGATGGAAGTATGGGCTGCTTGGCAGCCGGTGGAAGAAGGGGCTGCGAGGGAATGCTTTGTTTGCCGACCCAGTTTATACGAGAGCAAAACTTTAATACAAGGAGACCTAACAAATGTTAGAAGAACGCAGAGTACAGAAGGCCAAGATTAGCTTGATGCGTAACCCGAAGTTTGCGCTTTGGTCGGGCATCATGATGGTGGGCAAGACACGAGTGTCGGACGATATCCCCACGGCGTGTACCAATGGACGCGACGAGACTTATGGACGCGAGTTCGTCAAGGAGTTGAAAGACCCCGAGTTGAATTTCGTGGTGCTACATGAGAATCTGCACAAGGCATTTCGTCACCTGACTACGTGGAAGAAGCTGCATGATGAAGATCACAGCCTAGCCAATCAGTCTTGTGACTACGTGATTAACCTTAAGCTCAAAGACCTTGATCCTACCGAGTCGGTCATTGCCATGCCACGCTACAAGGATGGCAAGATGAAGGGCTTGCCGATGGGCTTGGTTGACGAGAAGTATCGTGGCCTCAATGCCAAGCAAGTGTTCGACCTACTGAAGGAAGAGCAAGAGAAGAACGGCGGTGGTGGTGGCGGTGGGTTCGATGAGCATGATTGGGATGGTGCGCAGGAGTTGAGTGCCGAGGCTAAGCGTGAGCTTGAGCGTGACATTGACCAAGCGATTCGTCAGGGAGTCATGGCGCAGCAGAAAGTTGCGGGAACTGGTGCAGGTGGGCTAGACCGTGATGTGCTGGACTTACTTGAGCCCAAGATTGATTGGCGCGAAGCGTTGCGTGAGTTTGTGAAAGCCACATGCCGCGCAAAGGATACGTCGTCATGGCGCAGGGTTAACCGTAGGTTCCTATCCACAGGCACGTATATGCCAAGCATGATCGGTGAGAAAGTAGGTCACCTAGTGATTGCCATTGACACGTCCGGTTCGATCGGTCAGGCCGAGTTGTCGGGGTTCCTTGGTGAGGTCAAGGGTATTGCTGAGGAAGTTAATCCTAGCCAAGTAGACCTAATCTATTGGGACAGCCATGTGGCAGCACACGAGGAGTACACCGAGAGCATGGTGGGCGACATTGTTAGTTCCACGAAGCCACGAGGCGGTGGTGGTACGAGTCCGTCATGCGTATCTGCGTATCTGAAAGAGAAGCGTATCGAGCCCGAGTGCGTCATTATGCTAACCGATGGGTACGTGGGTAACGACTGGGGTAGTGAGTGGACTGCGCCTGTACTGTGGGCAATCGTAGGGGGTAACGATGACATTGCTCCAAACGGCAAGACGATTCACGTCAAAGATTAATCGGTGGTATCTAACAAATGTTAGGAGTTCAGAAATGGTAGTAGTTGAATTAGGGTATCAGTCGTATGTGCTCCCCAATAAGGATGCCATAGCATTAATGGACATATTAGAGAAGGCCGAGGTGTATGAGCACAAGTGGATTCCGAAAGAGCAACGAGCAGAAGGTGGGGTGGACTACACACATCATGTGTACGACAACGAACGGCAGATAGGTATGAAGGTCATCAGTGAGAGCCTATATCGAATGGCTAAGTTAGCAGGCAAACCAACCAAGGAGTAAATCATGAGTATCAGTTCATCAGCAGTGTTAGTGGAGTTAAACATCAGCGTATGGCCCGCATCAAAGATTGATCGGGAGATCACCAACAAAGTGAATACGGACGCAGGGGCAGTGCATGGAGCCTCGCAGACTAAGAAGAATCTGTTTGCGGGTACGAGCCTACGAGCAGACATTGAGAAGTTCGCGGCGCGGGTTCGCCTGTATCACAACCAGCACACATTACCGTGGGCTGACAAGGGTGAGCGCATGTTGCCGACTGCGTTGTTCATGGAGTACAAGCAGACCATGAATGGGTACGAGCGTACGTTCCAGTCCCTGTGCGATAACTTTTTTGATGAGTATCCGCGCCTAGTATCCGAAGCACCGACTGCGTTGCAAGGGCTGTACAAGGCAGAGGACTACCCCGACCTTGAGCAGGTGAAGCAGAAGTTTGGGTTCCGTCGTTCGGTCAAGCCTGTGCCCGAGGCGGGAGACTTTCGCTTGGACATACCCACGCAGGACTTAGATGAGATGCGTCTGGAGTTTGAGCAGCAGAGCGAGAGCAAGCTAGCCGAGGCGATGCGTATGCCGTGGGAGCGACTGCACAAGTTGTTAGTCGATACGTCTAAGAAGCTGGAGGATACCGGCGAGGATAAGAAGCGGTATCACGACTCACTACTGAGCAACCCATTGGAGTTGTGTGAGTTGCTGACTAAGCTGAACGTGACCAACGACCCCAAGCTGGAGGAAGCACGTAGGCAAGTAGAGCTAGCGTTAATTGGTGAGAGCATCGAAGAGGTGAAGGATAGCCCGTTAGCGCGTGAGAAGTTGAAGTCTAAGGTTGATGCAATCTTGGGCAAGTTCGAGTGGTGATTAGTAACAATTGTTAGGAGTAGTCAATGAGTATTTTTACATTACCCAACGTAATCGTAGACAAGGATAAGTACGGCAATGTGGAGAAAGTGCACAGTGCGCTGGCCCCAGTAGTCCAACGACTCGCCACACTGTACCCACTGTGGAAGTTTGAGGTAGCACAGTCGAGCAGTATGGGCGGTGCAGTTGCCATAAGTTTTGTTGTATCCCTAGATGGTGAGAGGCTAGGCAGTTTTGGCACTACCCACACACGTAGCGGTACAGCAGTAGAAATACATAACGACCGCATTGCTGGCGCGAGGTCAAGGAAGGGTTCGTACACGACTATGGATGCAGACAAGGCCGTGGTCATGGCGAAGAAGATGTTCGGCAAGATGAATCAGACCGAGCGACTAAAGAAAGCTAGGGACGAAGCCGAGCGGGTTGTGACTAGGGGCGTATGGAATAAGGAGCGAGAGAAGACTAAGCATGAGCACGCCGTATTCGACGCGGCGCATAAGTTTATCTTGGGTGAGGGCTTCCACCTATTCATGCAGCACGTGCAAGCTGGTATGCCGACTATGGAGCGACAGAAACTTCTTATGCACCTAGAGAAGAAGCAAGAGATGGAGGTAGAGATGCTGACCATTGAGCGAGTGCAGAGTGAATTCGCTGCGGCTAAGACAGCATTGGTAATTAAAGACGCGGGTAAATACTTAGTAAAAATTGGAGACGAGATTAGTTTGTATGACGATAATACGTTCCCTCAAGTCATGCGAATGAAGTTGGGCATGTTGAAGTTAGTAGAGAACGAACAGTACATCACTGATATGGGCTGCCGTGTTAGTGACGAGGTGTTTGTGTTATTGGTAGACGAGACTTAACAATTGTTAGAAGGAGAAGCACATGAAATTCATTGAGTTTATAAAGACCCAAATGCGTAACCCTACGCCCTTGGAAATGATTGCCGCCGAGCTAGCCGACGCGCACATCGAACAGCTACAAGCCGAGACCGCAGTGGAGTATGCGCAGAGCATAGTCAACTACAACAAGGCTCGCATCCTACGCCTTAACTCACGTATGGACAGCTTTAAATCAGAGGAGAAAAAATAATGAACTGGTCAGCACTATTTGGATTTGCTTGCCTTGCCGCTTGGCTTACGCACGTATTCACTTGCTTTGCACAGGGCTTGTGGGGATTCTTGGTGGCTGGTGCCATCCTATTTCCGATTGGCATCCTGCATGGTTTTTATCTTTGGCTTCACTAGGAGTACAAGCAATGACCCGCGAAGAACTGCATGAAGCTATGGGCCGAGCCATCGACAGAGAAATAGTTGGTGGAAACCTAGACAGAAGCGAGATAAACAAAAACCGCAAGTTAATACTGCAATCGTTTGACCATTACATACCTGATTTCCAAACCTACAACGGTTATGTGAGCGATAAGGCAGTGCTGGTGTACTTCAAAGACGGTGAGGAAATTGCGCGGTACGAAAACACCAAGACGACATACACGCCAAGGTTCAAGGAACTGTGCCACGAGTTAGTAAACGAAATGCTTGAAGGAAAAATCAAATGAAAGACCAACCGATAGTTATGGAAGGCGCATACGCCAAACAGTACGCTGACTGGCAAGTCAAGGAAGGCGGCTACGCCCGAGACATGACCATGCGCGACCACTTTGCTGGGCTTGCAATGCAAGAAATTTACCAGATTGTGGAAACAGGTAGTTTTGAGCGTGTAGCTAAATTGTCCTATGAATTTGCAGACGCAATGCTAAAGGAGCGTGCCAAATGAACGAAGCAGACAAACAATACATGGAGCGCAAGCAAAAGGATTGGGAGTACGACGAGCCCGAGCCTAGCGACTACGCGCAGTTTGTGCAGCAGGTCAAGGGCTTGATCGTGTGGGTGATCTTTGTAGTGGGGGCGTCAATTCTTGTTGCGGTGGTGCTGAAATGACTATAGATAACAACACAGGCAAAGACAAAGAGTTTTACGAACTAGGCAAGAAGATGTTTGATCGGATAAAACCTTTGAAGCCAATTAAGCCCTACGTTGACACAATTGAAGAAGACATTGAGTTGATGTGGAAAGTTAACAGCGCAGACATTGAAGCGTTAGAGGATGCAAAGATGACGCTAACTGTTCTCAGGGAAGTAGAAGCGGGAGTGCATGATGAAATCATTGATGAGTCATTGGCGCTTATAAACAAAGCGTTAGGCATGAGCTACTCAGACGCGATGGAAAGAGTTATGGACAGAGCAAGGGGCAAGGTATGACACAAGATGAAATTATTAAACTGATTGAAACCAATGGGCTGAACTTGCATGGTGACATAGAACACTTTGCCGCATTGGTAGCCGCGCATGAGCGTGAGGAGTGCGCCAAAGTAGTTGAGGATTTGTTTGTACCCCCAGATGAAATAGCCGATTTCATTGTTGAAAAAATCAGAGCAAGAGGTGAAGCATGAACTACATTGAACTAGCAAAGCAAGCGGGTCAACGCGACTATTGGCTGGAACGCTTTGCCGAATTGGTAGCAGCGCATGAGCGTGAAGCCATTATGAAGTCGATAGAGGAACTGCGCCCAGTAGAGGACAACCCCCTGCTGCAAAATAAACCCGCTGCTTTTTGGATTGAAAATTTTAGGCAGATCGTTTACACAAGAGGTAGAGCATGACAGGCTACGAAAGCAAACGCGCAGCAGCGCGGGACAAGCTGGACGATGACGATACGCAGGTATACCAAGACCACGACGATGCGTTGACGATTGCATACCAAAGCGGTTTCTATGACGGAAAGAAAGCAGCACAGCGCCCTTGGGTAGACCTGACGGACGAGGAGATTACTAAAACATACTGGTCAAGGGAACCCTTCAAAAGACCCACGCCTATTGGTTTTGCCCGTGACCTGCTGACTAAATTTAAGGATAAGAACGTATGACTAACACTGAAATGATTGAACTACTTGGTGTGCCAAATACAAACGAGCTACAAACGCTAATATGGTATATAGAAACGGTAGCGCGTAGGGATTACTTTGCGTACATGGCAGAGTTATGCGACACCCAGAAAAAACCACATATCACGTTTGAAGATTTGAAAAATCTGTCAGTAAGAAACCAAAAGTCGATTCAAGATTCACTGGATTACATGATTGCACTGGAGCGCAAAGACAAGGAGAAAGCAGACAAGGAGAAGAATAATGGATAGCAAAGAACATTTATACAAACGCTACGACGTATACAAAACTATGGAAGAAGAGAAGCTAAAGCTAGAAGCAATTGCAAAGGAAGCGCGGGTTGAGTTAACACCTGAACTGCGCGTGTTTGCATGGCGTATCAAACACCACGCCATGATTGATTTTTGGGATTCGGCAGCGAAGCAAGCTGCAACCAGTGCAGAGTCAATTCTCAAGGAGAAAAACAATGGGTGAACGACTAATACCAAAGCTGGACAGGATTGGCGCGGAGGCTGGCATCAAGCAGATGACACCTGAGATATATAACTTTGCCCTGCGGGTGCGTGCTGATGTGGTAGCGCAGTGGCCTGAGCGCCCTTGGGTTGGGTTGACGGATGAAGAGCAACAACAAGCGTACGAGCAATGGCAGAACGATGGCTGGGGTGTTTTTTATAAAGCCATTGAAACCAAACTAAAGGAGAAAAACACATGAACACACCCCCGCAGCATCGAATTAGGATGCTATTGCAACAGTACCACGATGGCCTAACATTGTTAGATGTATCCAACTACCTCAATATGAACTACACCAATGCAGGGCGTAGCTTAGAGAAGATGCCCGACGCTTATATTGACCGATGGATTCCCAAGGTGGGTAAAGGCCGAGGCAAGTGGAGCGCAGTATGGTGCGTAGTTGTACCGCCTGAGAATTGCCCTATGCCTTTTGGAGCCTACGATGACCGAGCATGAACAGAATTTACGAGACCTTGCAGCTATGTTTGTAATGGCAGCGTTGTTGATTAGAAATAAGAACGACAACTTTCCACATGAGCAGGCGTTTACGATAGCCGACCAATTTATGAAAGCACGAAAGGAACAAACCAATGACAACAGGGATTGAGTTTTTAAAACCGGAGAAAAAACGAAAAGGGCGGGGATTGGGTAAGAAACCCGCGCTTTTCAATACGAGCCTGCGTCTAACAAAGGAGGTGATGGATTACTTCAACACTAACTTTGCGTATACAAAGCAAGCCAAGATGAGAGAAATTCTTACTGAGTATGTTACTAACCAAACTGGAGTTAAAAATGAAACAAACTAAGACAGCAGCAGCAAAAATCCGTGCGTACGTTAAGCAGCATCCCAAGGCTAAGCCAAATGATATTGCGGCGGCGTTGGAGGGTGTTACGTTGAGGAACGTATACGCAACCCTTTCGTACGACAAGAAAGCTAAGAAGGGCATCCCACGTGTACCACGCAAGTCAGCTAAGGTAGCAGCGAACAAGTGGAAGACGCTGGCAATCATCACAAGTAACGATACGGTGAACGCCCCCGATAACGTCAATCACCCTGCCCATTACAAGGTAGGTGGTATCGAGACCATCGACTTCATTGAGGCTAAGAAGCTGGGGTACAACCTTGGCAACGTAGTCAAGTATCTGACCCGCGCCGACCACAAAGGCAACAAGCTGGAGGACTTGCGCAAGGCACAGTGGTATCTGACGCGAGAGATCAGTATGCTCAAGTGATACCTAACAAATGTTAGGGTAAGTACTAGCCACCTTCGGGTGGCTTTTTTACGCCTGTACCCTTGACAGAGTAAAACACTGTGTTATACTGGAGGCTGAAAACAACTGGAGTATGAGATGGCACAAACACCCGAGGCCAAGGTCAAAGCAAAGATTAAGGCCATCCTCAAAGCCCACAACGTTTACTACGCCATGCCGATTGGTACTGGCTACGGCAACAGTGGCGTCCCCGATTTCCTTTGCTGCGTGAACGGTAAGTTTTTGGCTATTGAAGCTAAGGCAGGGAAGGGTACAACTACCGCGCTGCAAGAGAAAAACCTTAAAGCTATCCGAGAAGCCGGTGGTTTAACTGCGGTCATTTACGAAACAAACATAGATGACTTGAAGGGTTGGATAGAAGGTGAGTGCAATGGCAATTAGCCGTGCTGACCTACTCAAAGAATTGTTACCGGGGCTTAACAAACTGTTTGGTATTGAGTACGAAAAGGCTGGTATGTGGTATGTGATGAAGTTTAGGTACGGCAAGTACTCAATATACAGGAATGAGTATTCGATTGAGTTGCAGCGCAGGCATTCAACGACCCTAGCCAAAGGGCTGGACAAGCACACCGCAATTGGAATGATGAAACTACTGGAGGAACCGAAATGAGCCAATTTAGTGATGGAGTGCGTACGTTAGTAGCACGGATGGAATCAAACCCCGAAGAGTTTTTTGGGGATGCACCGAAGTGGAATTTTATGTTTAAGCCTAACTTCCGTGAGGTACTGACCGAGCCCGAGAAGGGCGCGTTGCACGAGGCGTTGAAGGCAGTGCGGCGCAAGGAGTTCGACTCTATGGTGTTCAAGGAGTTGCTTACCGAAGAGATGGAGAACACCGTAAAGATAAAAGCGTCAGGCCGATATGCCACTGCTATTGCTGGCATTAACCCACACGCCGCCCTTGTGGATTCCGTCAATATCAGCAGCGAGAACAACAAGGTGTCAACCCAACTGTCGGGGTTTTTCAAGTGAATATCCTCACGATCGACTTTGAGACCTTTTATTCGCGTGAGTTCAGCCTAACAAAAGTTACCACTGAGGAATACATTCGTAGCTCGCAGTTTGAAACGATCGGCGTGTCGGTGCAGATCAACGACGGAGAGCCAGTTTGGTTTAGCGGCGATGCTGCTGCCATGCACCAGTTCCTTGCTCAGTTTGATTGGGGGAATTCCCTCGCCCTTGCGCACAACGCTCCGTTTGACGGTGCAATTTTGTCTTGGGTATACGGACTCAGCCCCAAGGGTTGGCTTGATACTCTGTCGATGGGCCGAGCCTTACACGGTACTGAAGTAGGGGGCAGCCTTAAAGTCCTAGCAAACCACTATGGTATCGGCGAAAAGGGAACCGAAGTTGAAAATGCGTTGGGCCTACGCCGCAAGGACTTCAGCCCCGAGCAACTGCAAAGGTATGGCGAGTACTGCAAGAACGATGTGGCTATCACATACGCCCTTTTTCAAGCGATGGCTACGGACTTCCCGCCGACTGAGTTGCGACTCATTGATCTGACGGTCAAGATGTTTACGGAGCCTGTACTGCGGCTGGACGTTGGGAAGCTGAAAACCTATTTGCTTGATGTGCAGGATAACAAAAAGCGCATACTTAGTACGTACAACAAAGACGACTTGATGAGCAACCCCAAGTTCGCCGACTTGCTCAGAGCGATGGGCGTAGAGCCCCCGATGAAAGTTAGCCCCGCCAACGGTAAACAAACTTACGCATTCTCTAAGACGGACGAAGAGTTTAAGGCGTTGCTAGAGCATAGTGACCCCGCAGTACAGGCGTTAGTGGCTGCTAGGTTGGGAACCAAGTCAACGATCGAAGAGACGCGGACAGAGAGGTTTATCGGTATTGCTTACCGCGGTGCACTGCCTGTACCCCTACGGTATTACGCTGCGCATACTGGACGCTGGGGTGGCGACGATAAGCTGAACCTTCAGAACCTGCCGCGCAAGTCCATTCTTAAGTCCTGCATCGTTGCGCCCAATGGGTACGTAATGATTGACTCAGACTCCTCGCAGATTGAAGCACGTACGTTGGCTTGGTTGGCTGGGCAGGATGACTTGGTAGCTGCGTTTGATCGGGGCGATGACGTATACAAGATCATGGCTTCAGCTATCTACAACAAAGCAGAGAGCGACATTACCAAGGATGAGCGATTTGTGGGTAAGACTACGATTCTTGGGTGTGGTTACGGTATGGGTGCTGCCAAATTTAAAGCGCAGCTTAAAAACTTTGGGGTCGAGTTTGAGTTGGACGCAGCCCAGCACGTCATTGATACCTACCGCAGAACTTACCCAAGGATTACAGAGTTGTGGAAGTCTGCCGCCTCAGCCCTCAAAGCTATCTTAAGCAACCAGCAGACAACATTTGGACGGGATGGCGCACTAGAGGTACAAGGCACAGGCGGTATACGGCTACCCAATGGCTTGTACCTACGCTACCCCAACCTAAGAGTGCATGAGGGGCAGGATGGCAAAGCCGAGATCGTTTACGATACAAAGAAGGGCAAGGCCATAATACCGAACCGAATCTACGGCGGCAAGGTAATTGAGAACATGTGCCAAGCCCTTGCGCGGATTGTGATCGGTGAGCAGATGCTTATGATCGCTAAGAAATACCGAGTGGTCATGACGGTGCATGATGCAATTGCTATCGTTGTTCCCGAAGCCGAAGTTGAAACGGCCAAGGAGTACGTAGAGTTGTGCATGAGATTACGCCCCAAATGGGCGTTGGATTTACCTTTAAATTGTGAGGCTGGATATGGAAAAAGTTACGGCGATTGTTGATTATGCGTTTCCCGCGATGATGGCGGAGAAGGCGCTAAAGGATGCGCACCTGTTTATGCTAGCCAATATGTATGACGAGGCTGCTGAGCAAACGCTGGAAGCCATAGTGCAGACCAAGCTGATGCTCCACGCTATCAACGACATGAAGGAACGAGCAAAATGAATACTGTCTGGTCATTTAGCAGTCTGAAGACGTTTCAGCAATGCCCCCGCAAGTACTACCACACCAAGGTAGTCCGAGATATTGTTGAGCCCGATACACAGGCAACGCTTTATGGCAAGACAGCGCATACGGTAGCAGAAGAATACATCCGTGATGACGTGCCAATCCCACCGCAGTTTGCTTATATGCAAGCTACCTTAGATGTACTGAAGGCTATCCCCGGAGATAAGTTATGCGAAGTAAGGCTTGGGTTGACAAGGAGCTTGGAAAGCTGCGATTTCGATGCGCCGAATGTGTGGTGGCATGGAATAGCCGATTTGGTGGTTATCAATCCGACCCAAACGATGGCCTACTCAGTGGACTACAAGACAAGCAAGAGTGCGAGATATGCGGACGTGAAGCAACTCGATCTTGTAGCTTGTGGCCTGTTCGCCAAGTTCCCGACTCTCCAGAGGGTGAAGTCCGCTCTACTTTTTACGGTGAGTAAAGAGTTTGTTCGGGCCGACCACTACGTTGAGATGCTGCCCAAGTATATGCAAAAGCCCACCGAGGATGTTGCACGAATCGACGCAGCGAAGGAAAATGGGGTGTGGAACCCTGTCCAAGGCCCACTGTGCAAGTTTTGTGCAGTGAAAGATTGCGAATACAACAGGAGCTAAAAATGAGTGCAATGACTAACGAAGAAACCGATACCGCCCTCATCCTTGAAGGTGAACTTAAGCGCCGAGTGCATGAGGTGTCCGTAAATATTGTGCGCGAAGAAGTATCTAAGCAGATGCAAGCAATTTTTACCGAGCAGAAAACTAAAATGCTAATGGAGATCAGCATCAATGTCGGGCAGATGTTGAACCTGATTGAGAAGGAAGGTCGCAAGCCGCTTTGGGAATCAAAGCCCGAGGATTTTGGTTTTGACCACAAAGAACTTAGTACCCACATGATTGAAAAAGGATAATAGTCATGCCCTACGTAAATAAACCCCGTCCGTATAAGAAAGAATACGACCAACAGCTTGCCCGAGGTGAGGGCAAGTCCCGCCTTGAGCGACAACGAGCGAGAGAAGCAATTGATAAAAAGAACCCCGACACAAACAACAACGGAGAAGCTGACGTGCGCGAAGGAAAAGATGTTGCACACATCAAGGCTTTATCTAAAGGTGGAACTAACAAGGATGGTACAAAGCTGCAAAGCCCAAGCGCCAACCGTTCGTTCAAGCGTGGGTCAAACCACAAGGTAGTATCAGAGGTCAGTACCAAAGAGCGTAAGAAAAAATGAGCCTATCAGAGTATGAGTGGCCCCGGCCTCCGGGGTTTACCCCATTCGACCATCAGAAATTAACATCAGAGTTCCTAACCACAAACCGTAAAGCGTTTTGCTTTAACGAGCAGGGTACAGGTAAAACGGCATCAGTGATTTGGGCCGTAGACTATTTGATGCAGCGTGGGCTGGTGAACCGAGTGCTGGTGATCTGCCCCCTGTCCATTATGAAGTCGGCATGGCAGAACGACTTGTTTAAGTTTGCCATCCATCGTACGGTTACGGTGGCATACGGTGCTGCGCAGAAACGCAAACAGCTTATCAACATGGGCGCAGATTTTGTCATCATTAATTTTGATGGCGTTGGCATCGTCAAGAAAGAAATTATTGCGGGCGGGTTTGACCTGATCGTGGTGGACGAGGCGTCGGCCTACAAGAATGCGCAGACTGACCGATGGAAAGACCTGCGTGACCTAACAAAAGTTATCAAGGGCTTGTGGATGCTCACAGGCACACCGGCAGCACAGTCCCCCGCAGATGCGTATGGGCTGGCAAAGCTAGTGAACCCCACTGGAGTCCCGCAATTCTTCAGTATGTTCCGCGATTCAGTGATGCTCAAGATGGGTCTGTACCGCTGGATACCAAAGCCAACTGCGCAAAACATCGTGCACAAGGCGTTGCAGCCAGCCATCCGGTTTGAGAAAGCCGACTGCCTTGATCTGCCTCCTGTTACTTTTGTAGACAGAGACGCGCCACTGACGCCACAGCAATTAAAGTACTACCGGATACTTAAGAAGCAGATGTTGATTGAGGCATCTGGCGAAGAGATCACAGCCGTTAATGCTGCGGTACAAATTAATAAGCTGTTGCAAATTGCTGGCGGTGCGGTGTACTCGGACAACGGTGAGATCATTGAGTTTGACGTGAGCAACCGACTGAAAGTGGTGCAGGAAGTCATTGAAGAGTCCAGCCACAAGGTGCTGGTCTTTGTCCCGTTCACGCACACCATTGAGCTACTTCAGAAGCACTTAGCCAAGAACAACATTACGTGTGACGTAATAAATGGTGCTGTCTCGGTTAACAACCGCGCCGACATAGTTAAACGGTTCCAAGACAACCCCGACCCCAAGGTGCTGATTATTCAGCCTAAAGCGGCATCCCACGGGTTAACACTAACTGCGGCCAACACAATTATTTGGTACGCTCCATGCACCAGCGTAGAAACCTACCTGCAAGCCAACGCACGGATTGACCGCCCCGGTCAGGTCAACAACATGACAGTCGTGCACATCAATGGCAGCCCTGTGGAGACGCGCATGTACTCCATGCTCAGGGGCAACATTGGCAACCACCAAAAGGTCATTGACCTTTACAAACAAATAATTTCAGAAGACGCTTGACACTGTAAAAAGCAGTGTTATAATCAATTCGTGCACGTCGCACGATTACAACCAATCAGGAGAATTAGATGGACGAAGTTCAAGAGGTAGCTGCCCCCATAGATTTGGGCAAGCTCACCACAATCTACATCAAGATACGAGATAAACGCGCTGAAAACAAACGTGAGTTTGAGGAAGCCGACGCCGATTTAAAAGAGCAGATGGAAGTTTTGGAAACACAGATGCTCGACGTATGCAAAGAGATGAATGCGGATAGCATACGCACCCCACATGGCACGATCATCCGTTCGGTAAAGTCACGGTACTGGACGAATGATTGGGATTCAATGTACACGTTCATCGAAGAACAAGGTGCATTTGGCCTGTTAGAGAAACGACTTCATCAAACCAACATGAAGGACTTTCTTATTGAGAATCCCGATCTTCTTCCCGCTGGTCTCAACGTGGAGAGTTCTTATTCCGTGGTAGTTAGACGTTCAAAGGAAAAATGAAATGAGTGATATCGCTTTACTAAACCAAGACTTGCCCGACTTCCTGCAAACCGCAGGTGTCAGTGAGCTTACAAAACAACTCGCTGGTAAGACCGGGGTTAAACGCATCGTTCCAAAGAACGGTATTTTTCGCAAGGTAGTTGGTGGCGAAGAGATGGGTAAAGTTAAGGGTGACCTTAGCACCATCATTGTTAGTGCATCCCCCCACGTTGGCCGTATCTTCTACACGAAGACATGGAGCCCCGAAGCCGAGCCGACTGCGCCCGATTGCTTCTCCAATGATGGCCGTGCACCCGATGCTGGTTCCGCAAACCCCCAAGCAGACCGCTGCGATAGCTGCGATAAGAACATCAAAGGTTCGGGCATGGGCAACTCTAAGGCCTGCCGTTACTCACGCCGTATTGCGCTTGTGTTGGAAGAGGACTTTGGTACTTCACTGGAAGGTTCTGTGTATCAGATGAACTTGGCATCCAAGTCGCTGTTCGGTGATGGCGCAGGGGACAACACCCATACGTTTGAGAACTACACCAAGTACCTGTCGAACAACGGCAAGAGTTTGGACTACGTGGTTACGCAGATCAGCTTTAACGAGGACAACGACAACCAGTCGGTTATGTTCACGCCGACGCGCTTCATCAACAAGGCTCAGTTTGCGGTTACCAGCAAGGTAGCTGCTACTCCCGAGGTGCAGAAGATGGTCATCATGACTCCGTATCAAGCGGACACATCAGGCCGAGCACCTAAGTTGGAAGCACCTGCACCCGTTGCCGCTGCGCCGAAGTTGGAATCGCCTATTGATGAGCCCACCAAGCGCGAAAAGAAATCCGAGCCTAAGCCTACCGTCAAGAAAGACCTTGACTCCGTGGTGAAGGCTTGGAGTGATGAGGAGTAACGCATGAGCTACGGTTATAGCCTGAGCTTAGTGTCAGCCAATAAAGCGGCTAATGCTAAGTCTCTGGGCGTAGCCTTGGGTCGTGTATGTATACCTGCTGGGATAAGCGTGAATCAGTTGGCGCAAGCGTTTGGCGTAAGTCGGATGACGGTCTACAACTGGTTTCAAGGGGCTTCTCGCCCCCACCCACGCTTAGCTCCGCAAGTAGCCAAATACATCGAAGAACTCAAGAAAAAATAATCAATGTCCGCATTCGATCTATTGGACGCCGTGCTGCCTACGGAAGGGCGGTACTGTGTGTTTGGAATGGGTCGGTACCCCGATCAGCGATTTGTAGATACTAAGGAAGAAGTTGATGAGATAGCCGAGGAATTTGTAGCGAGCAAAGTTGATGCGTATTTTGGATGCGCTAAGTTTGGCCCGTTAAACAACAGGACTCACGAGAACGCCACGTACTTCCGCGCATTGTGGATGGACATTGACTGCGGCCCCACTAAAGGTGTGCCGGATGAGAAGGGCGTTATTAAAGGCTACTTGACTCAGCAGATTGGACTCAGTGAGTTTAAGAAGTTCTGCATCGCAGTCGGCTTACCAAGGCCACTATTAGTTAGCTCAGGATACGGCGTACATGCGTACTGGCTACTAGACAAAACGATCTCCCGCCGCGAGTGGGAACCGTTAGCCGACAGGCTCCGTGAATTGTGCGTCGAGCAAGGGTTAATTGTGGACTCCTCAGTATTTGAGGCATCCCGTGTCCTGCGCATCCCCGGCACATTCAATTACAAGAATGAGCAGCCGCAGCCGGTGACCGTCCTTAATGACGTGACCCAGCGCATGACGTACGACGAGATCAAAAGTCTCCTAGGTGCGGCAGAGCCCAAAGACGAGGTACCTGACTTCATTCCGCGCAGCATCAGCCCAATGATGGAAGCGTTGATGGGGAACAAGGTAAAGCGTTTTAAAACCATCATGCTGAAGGGTGAGGATGGGTGCAACCAACTGCTTCATTGTTTTGAGAATCAGGAGAGTATTGATGAGCCACTGTGGCGCTCGGCGTTATCCATTGCAGCTTTTTGCATAGATGGGGACGCAGCAGCACACAAGCTGTCCAACAAGCACGAAGGGTATGACCCGTCAGAAGTAGATAAGAAGGTTAGTGATATTAGGAAGAAAGGTGGGCCACACCACTGCACCACGTTTGCCAAGCTCAACCCACAAGGTTGCGAGGGCTGTCAGCATCACGGGAAAATTAAGTCCCCAATCATGCTGGGCGTGGAAATAGAAGAAGCCGACGTAGACGGTGATGAATACGTTATTGAGGATACGGAGAGCAAGGAGATATCACGCATACCCGAGTACCCCTTTCCATTTTTCCGGGGTAAGAACGGTGGCATTTATATACGGCCCGAAGCCGACGATGAAGAGTCGGAACCTGCATTGGTGTACGAGCATGATCTGTACGTAGTCAAGCGGATGCGTGACCCTGAGATGGGCGAGGTTGCCCTGTTCAGATTGCACTTACCGCACGATGGGATCAGGGAATTCACCATATCCACAATGTCGATATCAACCAAGGATGATCTACGAAAGCAATTAGCGCAGCAAGGTGTGGTAGCCCACATCAAGCAATATGAAAACTTAGCACGGTTCGTTGTGTATTTTGTTAAGAACCTGCAATACGTCAGAAAGGCGGAAACAATGAGAACTCAATTTGGATGGGTTGAAGGAGACAGTAAATTTATTGTCGGCGACAGAGAAATAACTAAGGACGGTGTGTTTTATAGCCCCCCGTCATCTACAACTAAGGACGTAGTAGATAAGATTCACGTTAAGGGTACGTTTGAGAAGTGGAAAGAAGCGTTCAATATGTATAGCCGCAAGGGTTTGGAGCCCCATGCGTTTGCTGCACTCACAGCCTTTGGCTCCCCGCTGCTGAAGTTCACGGGTTTGGAGGGGGCAATCATTAACCTTATTCATCCTGAGTCTGGCTCCGGTAAGTCCACTGCCCTGTTCATGTGCAATAGCGTGACGGGTATGCCCAAAGACTTAACGTCCATGTTCAAGGATACGTTCAACGCAAAAATCCACCGGCTCGGCGTGATGAACAATTTGGCCAACACTATCGACGAGATCACCAACTTGTCGGGCATGGAGTTCTCAGACCTTGCGTACAGCATCTCGCAGGGTAGGGGCAAGGACAAGATGAAAGGCTCAACCAATGAACTACGCATTAATAATACGAAGTGGCAAGGCATCACCCTATGCTCTTCCAATGCCAGCTTTTACGAAAAGCTCGGCGTATCTAAAAGTTCGCCCGATGGTGAGTCAATGCGTTTGCTGGAATACAAGATTAGCCCAAACAATGTTATTGAGGTGCAAGAGGGCAAGGCAATGTTCGACCATCAACTACGGGAAAACTACGGGCACGCAATGGAGATTTATGCCCAATGGCTTGTCAATAATTTGGAAGAGGCCGTTAGCCTTATGCGCCAAGTCCAAGCTAGGCTTGACCGAGAAGTTCAGTTTACTCAACGGGAGAGGTTTTGGTCGGGTGTTGCTGCTTGCAATATTGCTGGTGGCTTGATCTCCAAGTCCCTTGGCCTGCACGACTACGATATGAAGTCTGTCTACGAGTGGCTCAAAGTTATGTTGGAGGAGATGCGCTACGAGGTTAAGCCTCCGCAATCGTCCCCTGTTACGGTGCTGGGTGAGTTTATGAACACCTATATTGCCAACGCACTTGTGGTCAACGGTGAGGTGGATGCCCGCAGCAACTTGGTATCACTGCCGCTACTAGAACCCAAGGGAGAGCTACTCATACGCTACGAACCAGACACGAAAGACCTATACGTTTCCGCGAAGCACTTTAAAGATTTTTGTGTACGTCAGCAAATCAACTACCGCAGCACACTAAAAGACTTAGAGAAGATCAAGGTGTTTATTGAGGGTACAAATAAGCGCATGTCCAAGGGCATGAGGGTTGTATCCCCTGCGGTTCGGGTGCTTAAGTTTGACGCATCAGCTTCAGAGTTCCTGCAAATGGACACTTACATTAAGCAAGATGAAAATCGAGACGGTGACGTACCGGATTAACTGGGCCAAGTTTAGGAAAGGGTACTCGTTTTTTGTACCCTGCATTGACCACAAAGCTGCCCGTCGCACGTTAGCGGCAATAAGTACTCGCCTAAAAATCAAAACTATTTCTAAAGTAGTTGTAGTGGATGGCGTTAAAGGCTTGCGGGTATGGCGGGCATGAGGTAGACTTTGTGCGTTAGTCTGTTGCTTTCTCCTTGGGCGCAACCCGCCCCCTCAACCCCCGATTAATCCTCGGGGGTTTTTTTCATTTGTCCTTTTCGCGCCGAGCCTTCATCTCCGCAGCCCTTTGGTCAAGCCTAGCTTCCATCGTATCCGTAGCTTGCTCGATGATGGGTACATTCTTCTCAGTCGCTATCACGCCCGCACGAGAACCAGCCCTCTGCTCCGCTTTCTTTTCAAGGGAACTGACGATAGCGTCTGGGTCTAAAGCATAGGATGGGTACTTTGTATTGAACTTGGTGACTTCATCCTCAAGGATTTTGTCAAACTTCTCATCCGCTGCATCAGTGTCTTGGCGGTATTGGAAGTCCAGTTTGTTCAGTATCATTGTTCGCTGGTTAAGGATGCGCTGCTCAATGCCAGTTAACTTAAAGCTGTTTACTTGGGTAGCAGAAAGCAGGTCAGGTTGAAACCCAATTGCTTGCCCAATCAACTCACCCAACTTCACGTCATCCTTGGTTACAAGCTCCATCCCTCGGGCAGTCTTCATGCCTTCGTTCGCCATGCGGTTAGTTACAACAAGATTGCGCAGGGCAGCGGGAAGCAACTTCTCCGTCATCTTTTGGTAGTCACCCATAGCGTAAGCATCGTAAGCGTCGGCAAAGGAAAGCCCTAGGCTAGCAGTCGGCCCGCCAAAACGATCAAGCATAAATGCAATTGCGCTATCTCTGGAAGTTTTAGTTTCTTTGCTATCCCGGCCCCACAAATCATTAAGGCCAATACGAGAAGCAATTTCTAAACCAGTGATTGCGTTTAATGGGCCACGTTCTACTAAGTCGCTTAAAGGTACTCCACCAATGGAAACATCACCCAGTTTTTCAGGCAAGAAAACAGTCTTAAACCAAGTTTCAAAGCTAAGGGATTTAAGTTCTTCTGGCCAATCATCATCTTTACCCATTGCGTTCCACGCCCAGCCAAGTAGTCCCATAATGGGACTGAAGAGCGCCATGTTTGCTGCGCCGCCAGCAAGGAACGATGTACCCATCATGCCGAAGAATTTAGTCGCCGCTTCTTTTTTGCCTTCTTTATTTAAATAGGGCAGCATTTTCTTGAAGTTGGTCAGCAGCAGCAAAGTCATTTGCAACGGATACATCTTGAACTGAAACGCTACTTTGCCCAAACCCTGTTGCATATAGCGTGGGCGGTTTGTAATGTCATAGTTACCAAGTGCTTCGTTGGTATCGTCAGCCGCTTGCTGTACAGCTTCTTCATAAGAAAGCCCACGTTTGCGACCTAACCTATACGAAGCTAAGTACACCGCCTCCCGGCTTAGACGCTCCGTGTTGTGCATCAGTGCGCCGACCATCAAGTTAGCTAGCCGTTTACCCTTACCCCGTACGCCTTCATTTGCTTCAGTACTCATGCTCTTGTAGCCCCACACCAAAGAGGCATAGGTAGACTGAGTTACCCCGCGAGACACCATCTCACTTATAGCCTTGCGCTCATCCGCAGGGAGGGATTTATTATTGGCTAGGCTAGGCGCAACAAGAGATGTAGTGCCGTCAATGTTTTTACGGTACACGCTGTATTGGTTTACCAGTGTAGCCATCTTGGCAAGCTCAAGACCTGCACCGGCTGCGTTGTTATGGTTCGCTGCAAGTATTGGGAGTCCCGATATAAACACACTGGCAGGCTGGATTAGTGCAGAAGATACACCGGACAGGTACCAGAAGTATGAGGCCTTGTTTGCTACCCCAGCAACAGCTTCGCCAAGCCCACCGCTCTGACCAGACAGGGCCAAATTGATACGCTTTTCAGCTTCCTGCACGAAAGGAGATAGCTCCTCACGCTCACGGATAGAGTCTTTTGCTTGGGATAAAGCGTTACGTAGTACGGGCGCGTACTTCAACCGAGACAATTGAATAGCCTGCTTGGATGCAGTGGTAGCAATGTTCTGCTGAAGGTCTGTACTAAAACCTGTACGGCCCTTACGATGTGTAAACTGCCGACGGAAACTTTGCTCTGGCATGGTGGTTAAGTAGACTTGGTACACCGCATCCTTTAAGCCTTCTTTAGCTTTAGCAGCGTTAGAGTCCGCACCGCCAAACTCCATTTTGTCGATTGCTTCAAACACTTGCTTGAGCATGGCGCTGGAGTCTTTAGATGCCGCACGCAAGCTGCCGAGGTCATTGCCTTGTTCAAATTTTTGCTGGAACAGCAAGTCTTCTAAGCTGTCGCCTTGGCGAGCAGCAAGTTCTTTTGCCTTGTTATTTCGGTCAAAACGACTTTCAAACAGGTAGAACTGACGCTCCGCACCTTCGCCAATAGCCAGCCAGTAATCGCCTCGGCGAACCAAGGGGAAGAAAGGAGTGATACGGGCTTTGGCCTCAAATGTCTTACGAAGCACAAGCATCAGGTTGCTCTTCTCCTCCGGGGACATACCTTGAATGTTGTTGATCTGCGCATCCAAAAGGTCAGAGTACAACTCAATGATTGATTCGTAGTACGACTTCAATTGCTTGTACATACGCTGACCTACTGCACCCAACGCTTTGTAATCTTTGTCGAGGTCTTTACTGCGCTCTACTGCATTGGGATCAGACGGATCAATTTCTGCAAGCGTAGTTGCGTACACAAAATCTTCAAACTTTGTGCGGCTAAGGCTAGAGTCTTCTTTAAACCCACGCTTTAGCATGTCAATCATTTGGTTTGCACCGCCCAAAAACTTCTGCGACATGCCCAGCATTTGTCCAAGCTGCGTATCTACCTGCATCAGAGCCGGTACACCCTTATCCGCAGCCAGCTTAGCCAATACATCAAACGTAGGCAGCTTCACCAACTGTTCTTTTGCCCAGTAATCAGCCCAAGTCCAGAACCTTGCAAGTATATTTGTGGCCTCGCTAGGATCACGCGCCCCCTGCATTTCTTCGGTAGCTTCACCAATGTTGCCCTCACGGGAAGTAGCCACTTTAGCTTTAGCAATTTTCGTATCCCGAGCCAGCTTTTTGGCCGAGCGCCGAGCCCGTATGTCTTCTTTTTCATCAAAGACTGGGGGTTTAAACTTTTTCTTCTGTTGGAACGCTTGCCTTTGCGTAGGGGCAACACCTGCGGTTGTGTTTAAAACATCGTCAGTAATATTTACCAAGTCGGTGAAAGCGGTTGCTTCACTTGATTTCACGCCAAACAAATCGCGGATGCTAGTGACAAACTTAGTGAACCCAGTTTCTGATGTACGAGTACCTTTAATCCGCATAAGGAAACGCTGGAACTCATCTGAGGACATGCCATAGGCTAGGAACTCATGCGGCGAGTTAAAGATTTCAAACTTAGGGTTATCGTTTTCGTCGTACTTTGTATTTTCTGCGTCGGCTTCAACCAAGTCTTGGAGTTCAGCGGAAATAATACCTCTACGTACACCCGACTCATACGCAGCTTCGACCCTTTTCATTAGGGTCTGCATCTCGTCCATGAATTTTGTAAGTTGGACGTTTTTAGGGCCACCCGATAAACCTGCTTCTATTCGCCTAGCCGTAGCTGCATGTAGTAGCTCATGCAAAACAGTGACATTGTTGATGCCCTGCATATCGCCAAAACTTGCACCGCGAACATAGATAACATGTTTGTTGGTACCGGGGTTGTACTCAAACAAACCACGAGCGTTATCCATTTCATCGGGGATAGCGTCCCCTTTCTCCAACACTACAAACTTTATGCCGACTACGCTACTCCGCAAACGCTGGGCAACAAACTTTTGGAACAACGTGCCTGTTTTAACGACAAGCCCCACCGCTTCAGAAGCATTGGTTACTTTACCAAAATCAGTATTTGCTGGTGCATTGGTGAATTTAGACGGTAGCGCACGCTTACCAGTAGCAGCCAAAGCAGCTTTAATCTTTGCCGTTGACGCGCTGGGCTTAGCCCCGCTGGGTATATGTTCCTCGGCGATCTGATCGTCTATCATTTGTTGCGCGTGGTTACGCACTACATCGGATTCACCCACGTCATTGGCAACTTCGTATATGTACTCCGCCGATTCCCTAACTTTTTTATCGCTCGAATCAGGGGAGTTGTAAGTTTCAAGTGCCGAATCTAAATCTGCAAGGTCTGCTTTTACCGTTGCGGTAATTCTCTTAGTCCCACCCTCAGTCTTAGTGCCTGCTGGTCGGCCACGCCCCTGCGAAGCCAATGCTGCATCTAACCTAGTTTGGTTCTTGGCGATAAGCGCGGCATCGCCCTTATCCTGTGCCTTGGCCAAATCAACTGCCGCAGTCGCTTGCTTCTTATTTGCGTAGGTCGCAACTACTTCACCACTAGAAACGTGATTAAACCCACCCTCTGGGTTTGCTGCAACAACGTGAGTTTGCTGGACTGCTGGGCGTCCGCGCTTGGCTGGAGCTACTCCTGCGGCTGCTGGTGCTTCTTGTCCTTGCGTTTCTGTTTGCTGGGTTTCAATGGTTTCAGTGGCACTTGGGGTTCCTTCTGTTTTAGTGGTAATTTCGGTAGGGGCAGCTTTTGCGGCAGACTCAAGAGGAACGGAAAGTCCAACTTTGTTTTCAGCATCAAAGGCTGTAGCTTCTTCAATAGCAGCACTAATTTCTTCTTGGCTTGCTTTTGCTTTAATAAGGCTACTTGCTTTATCGTGCAGTTCGCGGCTTTTTTCTTCCGCTGCTACTGTAGTCGGCTTAACGATTTCTCCTGCAACAGGTTCTCCAACATTCTGCTCAGCAGGAACCACTCCATCTCGTTCAACTGCTGTAGGTTCTCCGGTGGTGCTTGGAGCGGGGGCGGCTTCTCCAGCCACTGGAACGCCTGCTCTATCTGGCTCCGCGTTAGGTCTTGTAACATCTTGGGCTCCTTCTGTTTCTGCTTTAGCATCGGCTTCTGCTTCCGCCTGTGCTAGGTTTTTTGCATCAATAGCTGCTTGTTGTGGTGCTACCCCAGCAGAAATCAAGTCCTGTGTAATTTCTTCTACACGGCCTTCCGGTATTTTGATTGCGGCAGTCTTTGCCTCAGCCGTAAGTGCAGCGTCTACTTGCCGAGTAGCAATCCCTTTAGCGTTGTCCGTAGGGATACCCATTTGCTCAAGCTGCTCAGTAGCTGCATTGATACGGTCGCGTCTAGCCGCCGCTGCTTCATCTACTTTAACTTCAGAGAGGGCAGTGGGTGGTGCAACGGGGGGTGCGGGCGGCGCAACGGGTGGTGCGGGCGGCGCAACGGGGGGTGCGCTAGGGGGTGCGGGTGTTTCCGGGGGCGTAGGCGCAACTGGGGCTTCAGTTTGCGCAACGGGGGGTGCGCTAGGGGTTGCGGGTGCTTCGGCTGTTTGTTTACCTTGTCCCTTACTCGCCGCCGCCGCTAATCCTGCTCCGGGCAATGTCCCAAAAAGAGTTTCTACCGCAGTCTGCCCAAGCCCATCAAGCAAGGAGGCTTTGTCGTCCAACAGACGTTGAGTGACATTCCCGGTAAGTTCGGGGGCAAGGCTTTCAAACTCTTCGCCCAAAAGTTCGGCTCCGGCTCGGCCAGCACGGGCACGGGCTGTTTTTGCTCCCCCTTTGACCAAAGCTTTTTCTAAACCAGTAGACCCAGAAATTTTCCCAGTAATACCGGCAACAACTTGGGCAGGCAGTGCATACAACGGTGCGAGCATACGCACTGCGTCTTTGTGGTCTAGCCCTTTCTCACGTAATGCTTGGTACGCAGCACTATTGCTCCACTGTTCAGGGCTTAGGTCTGCCATCTTTGCCGCAGTTTGCTGAGCCGCATCGCCAGCATTTGCCAATACGTTCATTGCCGTCATTGACTTAGCGCCAAAATCAAGCACGCTTAGGCCCATAAGCGGGACTAAAGACCCAGCGCCTTGGGCAACAATATCCGCGCCCGTAGGGCTAAACATAGTGTTAAAAGAAGCGCGGGTAGCCGCTAACTCCCCTTGGTTTTTACGTATGTTTTCTAAGTTGGCGCTGCGCTCTACATTTTTAGAACGCAAATACCCCGACTTTGATTCTTCCCCGGCTTTATACGCATCTTTGTAGAACTGCGATAGGGGGTTGTCGAACGGGATGTTATCTACAATGCTTTTTGGTATTGACACCATGCCTTGCAAAATACCAATCGTAGTGTCCCCAGCAGCCTTTAGTGCCGACCGCTCAAACACACTTTTGGGGGTTGCCCGCATTTCTTGAACCCGGCGCTCGGGTACTGCTTGTGCTTCTACTGGGTTAAATGGGGGGTTGGCAGGGGGGTTAAACGGCTGCGTATCAAACACACTACCCGTATAAACTTTTTTTGGTTTATTGGCTTGCGCCATGATCTCTTCTGCACCAGTTCCCATTGGAGAACCAAAGTCAAAATCATCAGACGCAGGCTTTGCAGTCGGCGTAACAGGCTTGGGAGCAGCGCCGGGGAGAGGTATCCACTCGTTGCCAATCAGTCCAACACGTTCACCTGTTTGGGGGTTCGTAGCTGTCTGTGCAATTGGCTGCCAATTACCGTTAACCAAGGCAACACTTTCCCCCGTCTGGGGATTGGTAGCTGTTTGGAGCGCCATGTTTAACGTGTATTTAAATTAAAGCCGGGAGGGGGAGGAGGAACAGAAGTGCGGGGGGCCGACGTAGTTCCTCGTGTATTTGTAATAGGAGCAGGGAGCGGATTCTGCGTTACGCCCTCAGTGTTTCTAAATATAGCCCGTTGCCGTGCTTCTTCTTCGCTCCAAAGACGTGCTGCTTCAGTAGTATTACCAGTCCGCTTGGCTTTACGGTATGCGGGATCTAAATTACCAAAGGTTTTCATTGCCGCAGAAACTGCTGCATCCACTTTTTCTTGTACTGGAGCAGTACCCGTAGTCAAGCTAGTGCCCGCTTTAACCGGCCCAGACTCGCTAGTGATATTGGATGTAGAAGTCATGGAGCGCATCTGGCTTGCAGCCGCACGCAACCCTTTGACCGTCTGCAAGTTTTCTTTGCTTGGGTCTTTTTCGTACGCAATTTCTGCCGCAGCCAACTGCTCAGCCAGTTTAGTCCCGCCACCTGCACCAGCACCGGAACGCAGTGGTCGGTTTGCAGCCGAACCCCTGACCGCAATTTCTGCCAAAGCTTTGTCTCTATCAAACTTAGCTTTGTTTGCATCCGCTTGGAACTTACGCGCTTCTCCCAACGCTGCATTAGCGTCACGGTGATACCCTTGGCGTTCTTTGCGTTGTGCATCAGCAAGGCTAAAATTCATTTGTTCAATAGAGCGTTTCTCAGCTTGATCGGCACGCATGGCTTCGTTCATAGCAGTAGCGTAAGCAGGGGCTGCGTTACTAGCACCCTCAGCTAAATTGCGCCCTTTAAGCACAGCACCGGCAGCTTGAAGTAAAGCCAAACCGCTCATCTGGCCCATATTGGACTTACGTGCCTCTTCCCTCGCAGATTGATCGGCTTGCGCAGGGGCATAAATATCCGGGCCCGCCGATTGTCTTGCCCGCGTAATGTAGTCAGAAATAAATTGTCTTTGGTCTGCTGCGCTCATTTCCTTGGGGTCGTACTTCGCAAGAGCTTCCAATTTCTTCGTAGCCAAACGGTTAAAACGAGCTTGGTCAGCCGGACTGCCATCATCCCCTGTATCTTCGCCATCGTCTAACTTTCCTTCGCCGTACAAACGATACTGCTCAGCCAGCCTGCTTGAGTCAGAAGCATCCGCGCTTCTAGGCTCTGCGTCGGAGTCTACAAGTCCTTCATCTGCAAACGCAAGAATTCCACCACCTGCGTAGTGTTCTTCAGGGACGTGCATACCAGCCAGACCACCGGATGCCTGCATAACAGGAGCTTGAGGCGCTGGGCCTTGGGGCATACCTTGGGGCATGGGCCTTTGTGGGGGCATACCTTGTGGGGGTTGGCCTTGAGCTACGGGAGCGCCCATCGGCATAGCCGGGGGTTGGACAGGGGCCATTGCATCGGACAAAAGGGACGGGGCCGACGTAGGCTGCTGAGCCTGACGAGCCATCTCCATCCGGTTAGATTCTTTGATTAGCTGGAGAGCACGCAGTGCCGTATAGGGGTCTAGGTTTGGATCACCGCCCTGCCCTAAAACTGTGGCTTGAAGAATCTGCGGACGACCTTTGTACCGCTCGGCAAAAACTGAGGCTTGGTCAATCATGTGTTACCCCAAAGAATGTAATGCTAGTGCGCCCAATCCACCGGAGCGAGTCATACCACCGTGAGCCATACCTGCAACCTTGGCAATACCAGCAGCACCAAGACCCAACGATGCAATATTTTGTGCAGTACTTGGAGCAGCAGTGTACAGAGAAGAGCCCGTTTGCGTAAGGGGTGCGCCACGAATAATGTCAGACATGAAGCCCAACTGTTTGTATGGGTAGTTCTGGAAGCTTTGGAAGTCGTTGTACTTGTTTGTCAAGTCTTGTTGCACTTGGGCCTGCTGCTGACCACCGTATTGGTTCTGCAACTGATTGATGCCCATGTTCTGGTTGTATTGGAGATTACCCAAGTTGCCCAGATTTTGTGCAGCCGTGTTGGCTGTTTGTAGCGCCTGTAGCCCAAGTCCAGCGCCAAACTGACCTTGCTGGGCATTAAGCTGCGCTGCGTTTTGTGTAGCCTGTTGTTCTGCATTGAACTGGCCCATACCCTGTTGATAGGCTTGGTTGGAAGCCTGCGCTTGGATATCGTTCATCTGCGTACCAAGATTGCGCTCTCGTTCTGCCCGCATAATGGCATCGCGGCCTCCACCGAATGCTCCGGCTTGGGTTGCTTGGGCTTGCTGCTGGGTGCCTTGGATACCTGATTGCCGCTGGGCTTCGCGCTTTTGGATATCCGCCACCTGCTGCATGTACGGGTTCATGTACGCCTGAGCAGTGCCCGGCGATGTGAACGATTGCGCTTGATAGGGGTTGTATGTGTATCCAGTATTTAGTGCGCCGAGCCCCGCCTGTCCAGCCATAGCAGTCGCATCTTGCAACTGAGGAGCGCCCTGCATAAGTGCCGCACCTTGGTATGACTGTTGTTGCAGTGGAGAGAACTGAGCAACGCGCTCTCCTTGGTACTGCATGTACGGATTCATTGACGTGTCGGTCAAAGCCGCAGCCTGACCCAACATATCTTGGGCGTAGGGGGCAATCTCCGGTGCAAAACCGTACTGCGTTTGTGTGACTTGGGTTGGGGTATCAGCCATTTGTCGGCTCCTTATGCGGGAAGATATTTGTCGGCACGGGTGTTTTTAGCCACCTTGCCTCTACCAATTGACTTACGTCGGGCAGCTTGAACTCTGTCCATCATTGCGTACAACTTACGTGCACCGGCCTCAGTAGAGCCGTTGCCGATCTCGGAAACAATACGCGCCGGTACTACGAATTCACCGTCGGCCAAACGTGCTGGCCTGCCCTTACCAATCGTAGCGGGGATAGAGTCAGACACACCATCGCCGGGGCCACGAAGCAGTCGACCACCATCGGAGTAAGAGCCAAGATCGTATTGGGCCGACATACCGCCGCCAGCCATAGAAGCCAAACCACCACTAGCGATAGTAACTGGGCCTTTGATTATCCTGCCAAGTTCATCGACTCTATTACCCCCTGCATCAAAAGCTACGCCTGTCGTAGCAGTTGTATCCGTAGTTGTTCCTGTGCCAAACCGCTTTTTGGCATCTGCAAGAGAAATACCCAACGCCCCTGCAAGCTGCTCAAGGGAAACATTGTTGTCAGTCATCCACTTTTGATAGTCCGAAGTAGCAGCATTTTTGTTTGAATTTACGTAGGATGCAACGTCTTTATTGGATATACCGACAAGTTTATTGCCCTTGCTGTCATACGTTATAGGCACGTAGTCAGGGTTTGTTTTGTACGACCGAGTTGCCGGGTCAAACAAATAACGCTTCTTGCTTACATCTCCCGGTATACCAAGCACTGCCTCAGAGTAAGGCTTCATCACTTCACCCGTTTTTGTGTACGGAGTCGGCGAATATTCACCACCCATCAGGTAGTCATAAGCCTGCTTGGAGCCACCGCTAAGTGTGTTGTACTTTTGGTTGAACTCAGCCATTGTCTTAGGCGCGGCAGGGGCGTAACCCAAGCTACCGCCGCCTTTGGTGTAAGCATTGCGCAAGCTCTGTATACCTGTATAGCCACCAGCAGGCATATTAGGTGTGCCTGTGTTCATGGACACCGTACCGTTGGGGTTGATCGTCGCAGTTTGGTTGCCCGATACACCGACTGGCAGTGCAGTTCGGGCGGCTTCGTTCAGTACGGTTGGGGCAGTTACTCCGGTCGTTGCGACTTGTGTTGGGTTAACTACGACTTGTGTGCCGTCTGTAAGCGTTGAGACGGGTAGGAGTTTGCCTGTATCCGTGAGCACCCCTGTCCCATCCCCAATAATTGTGGAGTTTGGTGGTTGGTTTATTGGGCGCAGCTTATTGGCCTTAATAAAGTCCGTTACGTTTTGGGTAGTAAACCCTTTTACGTATTTAGCATCAACATTTCTGGCAATGTCGGCATCGCTAAGTCCGGCGGCAATACCTTTTTTAGCTTCGGCAAGTGCTAATGCTTGTTGCTGTTGGGCGTTTAACGAACCCAAACCGCCAAATTGGCCTTCTTGAATTTTGTTTTGCGCGACATATTGATCCGTAGTTAACGCTGGTGTAACTGCTTCCAAACCGTTAGCAAACGCAAAATCCCGAACATTTTGTGCAGTAAAGTTTTTACCGTACTGGGTATTTACTTCCGCAGCAATTTCAGCAGGGCTTTTACCCGCAGTTATTCCATTTTGCACGGCTTGAATGGCCAGCGCTTGTTGGTTGGCGGGGGCTGCGGCTGCGGTAGTCACCCCAGCATTGCTTAGCGCATTTGCAGCCGTAGTATTACCCGTAGCTGCTTGGTTAGCTGCATTTGCCGTCAGACCTGTTGCGGCTGGGGCTGCGCCAAGATTCGTGCTTATATTAGCTACGTTACCAAACATTCCACCCCTTGGGGCTGCGGCGGGTGCAGTGGCTTGATCTGCAACGCGTACTATGGACGGCTCTGCTGCGGACGATGTAGAAGCTGCGGTGGTGTCTGGGGAAAGATTCGTGCTTATATTAGCTACGTTACCAAACATCCCGCCGCTTCGTGTTGGTGTTGTGGTTGAAAGTGCGTTGGGGTTAGCCGCCAAAAACTCTTTAACTGCTGGTGCTACG